TGTAATGCATAAAGTTGCAATGGAAATGGGAAAATGGGCTATGGAAAAAGCCAAGGCACATGGCTTCGACAATCTCAGTGCTCAAGATTGGGATGATTTGAAAGACTGCATGGAATCCGTAAAGTGCGCGATTTGTGCAGATAAAGATTACAGAATCGTAGAAGCTATGGACGAATGCGAACAGGAAGAAAAGTATCTTGGACGCATGGGATATGACCGTTACCGCTATTCAAATGGGCGTTTCGCTCCAAAAGGTAGGGGAACCAGAAAAGGCTATAGACCGTATCTGTATATGCAGGATGATGACTGGATGGATGAGTATTTAAACAATCCAGAGTTTGAGCGCAATATGTACCGCATGGGATATCATCCAGATCGTAGTGATATGGAAAATGATGGTATGAATATGAATTGGAAGAAGTCCAGATATGGCGAATCCTATGATAGATACGATGAGAATCGTAGACACTATCATGATTCTAAGGATTCTGAATCCAAGAGAAAAATGGATGATTCCATGAAAGAATACACATCAGATATTATTCGTAACCTTACGGAAATGTGGTCGGATGCAGATGCAGCGCTCAGACAGCAGATGAAAACTGACCTGAGCCGTTTAGTTCAGCAGATGACATGATTACAATATTGATTAAGCCCTTGTTGCAGTAGTGCGGCAGGGGCTTTTTTCGTAGAAAGGATGGTAATAAACCATGCTACGACAATTCTACATGAATGGAGATTTATGGAGAGTGCAGTTTGTTCCACCACAAGATGATGTTTTAATTGACCGCACAGGAAACAGAACACTTGGAGTATCGGATTATTTCACCCATATTATTTCGATTGCGAACAACCTACATGGAGAACTTCTAAACCGTGTATTTATCCATGAGTTAGGACATTGTGTGATGTTCAGCTACGGCCTATTACCAGAACTTCACCGCATGGTCAAGAAACGATATTGGGTGGATGCAGAGGAATTTGTATGCAATATTCTGGCAGACTACAGCCATTTCGTGATTGGCACGGCCAGAGATATTTTGGGAAACAAATTTACATACGTTTCGCCTGTTGGAATGGAAAGGATGATTGCATGAGAGTATTAAGATTTATTGTAAATAATCAAAGAATTTATCCAGATCCCAAGTGTGATTTCTCTGGACTGGTAAAGGGCACGACTGGATATCTTAAAGCATTGTTTATCTTTTCACCAGAGTGGAACGGATGTAAAACAGCTGCTTCATTTTGGAGAATGGAAAGAGAATACCCAGTAATACTGAAAAACAATCAATGTGAAATTCCGCCAGAAGCCCTTACTTGGGACTATTTTTCTGTATCTGTCACTGGAGTGAAAGATAACGGAAAATACATTATAACTACTGGTAAAACCAAAGTATCACAGAGGGGGTAGAACATGGCAACAGCACTTGATTTACTTATGAGCGCAAAAGAAGATGTTAATTTGCTTTCTGAAGAATCCGATATATGCACGATTGATGCTAAGACAAGGGCTATTTTCGTGCCCTCTACAATCGTAGTTGGTGGGGTACAATCTGACAAGAATGCAGAACGTATTAAATTTTCATGTCCCAAAATTGTAGGAGATAATCTTGATTTATCCAAATTTTCAGTCAGAATTAACTTCGAAAACGTAAGCAGTGTGGATTTTAATGTTTCTATCAAAGACCAATACATTTGTGATGATGTAGCTGTAGATGGCGAAAATGTAACTTTTTCTTGGTTGATTGGAAGAAATGCAGCAAGGTATATGGGAACGGTACGTTTTATTGTTTGCGCTGTTAAAACGGATTCCGATTCAAATATTAGTGTTGAATGGAATACCACAATAGCGGAAGTACCAGTGCTAGAGGGTATCGAGATTGATCAACCACAGATAGGACAGGAAGAAAAAGATGTTATAAATCAGCTTTTGGAGCTTACTAAAAACACATCTGCGGAAGCTGTTCAAAATGTAAATTCCGCAAAAGAACAAGCTATTAAGAACATCCAGAGTGTATCACAGCCAGACACTACATTGACTATAGAAGGTGGGCTTGCAGAAGCAAAAGCAACTGGAGAAGCTATTGGTTCGCTAAAGGAAGATTTAAGACAAAACACTGAGCAAAATTTTTTGGGTGATTAAAAAATCATATAATTCAGCAGATTATACTGAACACACTATTGACATTGCAATTGCCCCGATTATTGGTCATTCTAAAGTTATAATTGAAGCTTCTATTAAATCGTACGGATATTTCACCGCATATACCGCCAACGGTGTATTAAAAAACGGCGTAGAAATTCCGAATCAAATATGTAACATTGGTGATTTGAAAATTGCCAGCGGATTCACAAATGACCAACAAACTACCAAGATAATTATTTATTCTGCCAACGACGTTAGCGTAGACATTACAATTAAAATTGCGAAAAAATTTGAAATTATCGTAAGCCAAGACGGACGCGGAGATTTTGATAATTTGGATGACGCACTAAATTATGCATCAGATGACGAAGCGCACAGTGCTGTTATCATTGTTAGACCCGGGACATACAATATGCGCACAGAAACCCCGACAGATATTCCATATAAAAAAGAAAACCGATACTTAACGATTATTGGCGAAGATAAATATAAGTGCATTATCAGAAATGACAATGGGTATTATTCGCCTTTTACTGAGGATTCTGGCGGACAATACTATGATTCTTCACCGCTTAGATTGGGTGGCGATGTAACAATTCAAAACGTTACCGTTATATCGTCTGCAAAAAACTACGCCCAGTGGGTCAGTGAGCACCCAGAAGTGAAGGGCGTAGATTTAGGTCAGTCGTATTGCATCCATCATGATATGGACACAAGCACAAAAAACACGTGCTTAATCAAAGACTGCATTCTTGTCAATGACCATTATGACGCTATTGGCGCAGGTAATAGACCTAATCACACAATTCAAGTTGAAAACTGCGAAATTACAACAACTACTGATTTTAGTGTTGCTGGTGCTAAAGCTAGTGCCGAACCAATCTTTATTCACAGTTATAACCTAAACAGTGGCAATGCTTACGAAAATCAAAATATTGTCATTAAAAACAATATTTTGATTAACACTAACCAAAACGATGCTTGCTATTTTTATGCAAGTAACCCTGACAGCATGAATGTGACTCTAATTGGAAATGTGTGCAAAACGGCAGACACTGCATCTGGTTTTAGGTCGTATGGAGATGCGTTTGGTGTTTATAAGACTGATTTATGTTTTGGAAACAATATCGAAACAATGAACAACTAAAGAGGGCTTTAGTTAAGCAACCAAATTTAAGAAAGAGAGGAAATATGAGAGGATTAGTCCGTCAAAAGCAAAAAGTATATTGGTCACGAATATCCGAGAAAACACAAGGATTAGACCGTATTAAAGTTTATGAGAAGCCAGTTTTATACTCTTTTTCTGTATCATCTACAGCCGGAACACCAGAAGAAATTGCAGCCGGAATAGTGCCAGATTATGATAGGTATATTACAAGCTTTAATCGAAATTTTCATCCACAGGAAGCGGACATATTTTGGATAGATAGAATTCCACAAATAAGCGAGGATGGAAACCTTATTTTGGATGAAAATGGAGAACCTACAGTATTGCCAGATTACACGCTAAAGAAGATTTTAGACACACAAAAAGGCAATATTGCCAGATATGGAATTTCTAAGAGAGGGAATGAGGATGGGTAAGACAATAAAGTGTACCTTATCACAGAAATCAATCCGGAATGCTATTGATGAATTAAAAAATTATCAAAAATCTTTAAGGAGCAAAAATGAAATCTTCATAAAAAGATTATGTGAATTAGGGATTCCAGTTATTGACCAAAATATTTTGGCAGCACAAGGCGATTCTGATAAGAACCACAATACTTACATCAAAATTAACAGTTTTGGGGGCTATGCAGAAGCCCATTTAATATGTGAAGGAATAGACCTTTTGTTTATAGAATTCGGTGCAGGTATTCACTACAATGGTGCAGCCGGTTCTAGTCCGCATCCAAAAGGAGAAGAATTTGGTTATACAATCGGTTCTTACGGACAAGGAAAGGGAAAAAACGATTCCTGGGTATATGTATCTGATTCTGGCGAATGGGTACGTTCTTATGGTACTGAAGCCACAATGCCAATGTATAAGGCAAGCGTAGAAATCATTCAGAATATCCGCAAAATTGCCAAAGAGTTGTTCTCTTCCTAAAGAAGATACCATAATATACTGAATGATACCAACCAATTATGTTATCATTACAGTGTTAAATTGTAGCATAAAATGCAATGCGTTCACTTTAAAAGTGGGCGCATTTTTTATTGTGAGGTGACAGACATGCCAGACACAATAGAATCTCCTGTATTGGAAGTTTTTTCAAGGTGGGGAGCGGCTGTTTCTAAAATTACCGGCGCAGACAATTATTCCATGGATGGGAGCGAGACAAATGCTTCTGGCAAAAAAGCATACGCACAGCTTTATATGCTTGGAAATCCAATTACGAGAGGTGACCTTGAAGGAGATGAATGCGCAACAATGCCATCATTTCAAGTAAATTGCTTCACATCTGGTAGCAAAGCATTAACCAGAGTGTATGAATTGGACAAGATAAGTCACAAAGCTATGGTAAGCATGGGATTTCGACGCACATATGGCCCGGAACCTATGTTTTTTGGTGACAGTGGAATCAAAAAGCTTGTTAGCCGATACAGCCGAATATATACAGGAAAATTACTTTAAACCAAATGAACGCATAGACGTTCTTTTTTTATGCTTAAAACGAAAGCGAGGTGAGATTATGGATCAGATTTTAAGTTATGTAAAGCCAGAATTACTTATTGTCGTTGTATTTCTTTATTTTATCGGAGAAATGATTAAAAAGTCAGAGAATATTTCTGACAAATTTATTCCAATGATTTTAGGAATTCTTGGTGTATTAATTTGCGGTCTTTATGTTTTTGCAACATCTACAGTTTCCGGTTCACAGGAAGCTGCAATGGCACTGTTTACCGCAATTACACAAGGCGTTATCGTTGCCGGATTAAGTAATTATGTAAATCAACTTATCAAGCAATCAGGAAAAGAAGAGTAGAAAGGCGGTGATCCGCTATCTCCCGGCACAGGGTTACGTGCATAAAACATGAATTAAAGAAAGGGGCCTATTAAAATGACAGATTTAACAACACTTGGCGTAACTTTCCATTATGCTGTAGAAACAGTGAGTGGAACAAAGCCAACTGCATTTACTCAAATAAAAAGATGTAGCGCAATCGGTGGAATAAGTCTTGATACTGAACAGATTGATGTTTCCGCATTGGAAGATTACTTCACACAATATGCGGCAGGAAGGCAGGATACTGGAGGCGCATGGGAAGTTACTTTTAACATGAATGCTGACGTTATAACTGCAATCGAAAAACTTTTTAAAGACTCTAAAGACGCAAAAGCTAAAGGCCTTTCAACCTGGTTCGAAGTTGCGTTCCCAGATCTCGAAAAAGCATTTTTTATTGTTGCCGAAACAGGACGAGCAATTCCGCTTCCAGAAATCGGTCAAAATGAAGCTGCGACCATCCCGATATCATTAATCATAAATGATTACAAAGGACTCGATACAAAGGTTGTAACTACATCAGAATTATAAAAAATAATGGGAGGATTATAAAATGGTAACTTTTAATGTACATGGAAAAGAATATAAGGTTGTATTCGGATACGGACTTCTTACAAAAACAGATGTGCTGGACAAGGTACAGGGAATTACAGATGGAAAAGAGAGAAGCCTTCATAAGATGATTTCTCTTCTTCCGGAACTACTTCTTGCCGGACTTCAAAAGAAACACAAGGAAGAGTTTGGGTATGAAAGTGATTCTGAAAAAGAAGCTGTTCTTAATAAAGTCTGTGACCTTTTGGATGATTACGAAGATGAAGGAACTGAGGAAAATCCGAAAAGCGGATTTGATTTATACCAACTTCTTGACAAAGAATTGGAGAAAAACGGTTTTTTATCCGGTCTGCTGAATTCAGTAGCAGAAGCACAGGCAGTGGAGAAGAATGCAACGAATCTTCCACAGGATCACAAAAAGAAAAATTAACTTTTCGAGAAGCTGTTTACCAAGAGATTCTTCCTTTATACCTCTCTATCGGTGTATCTAAAGAAGAATTTATGGATTCTACTCCAGCGGAATTAAAACCTTATCTCGAAGCTGAAAAGATACGGCAAAAAAGAAAAGACGCTGAGCTTTGGCAAGCGGGCATTTATGAAACATCAGCCACATTCACAGCTGTTGCAAATGCTTTAATGGGAAAAAAATCCAAGGCAGAGTATTTGAAAAAACCTTTACTGGAATCAGCAGAGGAAGAAAAGCGTAAACAGGAAGGCATACTTTCCGAAGAAGAAAAGAAAAAACAGAGAAACGCACTTTTGGCAAGCTTGCAACTCATGCAGGCGAGCTTTGAGCTTAACCATGAAAAGGGCAGGCAGGATGAATAAGTCTTGTCTGCCCTTTATTTTTTTTGTAAAAAGGAGGGATAAATAAAATGGCTGACAATACCATAGATACCCTTGATATACAGATTAGCAGTAGCACAGAAAAAGCAGTACGTGCGCTGACTAATCTTTCTAAAAAACTTACAGATGTAAATTCTGCATTAAGAGGAGTTAATACAAACGGATTACGTAGTTGTGTAAGGGAACTTGGAAAACTAAAAGAACTTGATGTCGGGAAAATGACAAGCATTGCTGATGGAATTGGAAAATTCTCAAATTCCATAAAGACAATGGGTGGAGTAGATTATAAAGGTTCTGGTCTGAATGCAGTTATCAACTCAATCAACAGGCTTAGCCAGGTTGATGTTAGTGGATTTGATTCTGGAAAACTTGGAGAAATAATCCGTCAATTAAGCAATTTGACAGAGATTCCAGATGTATCTTCCGGTGTTAATCGTTTTGTTAATTCAATGGCTAGATTAGCCAATTCTGGTGAATATATTGCAAATGTATCGGCTGAATTACCTGGGCTTGGAAGCAACCTTAAATCAATCGCAGAGAGTTTTACGAGCGTTGGCGATATATCTGAACCTGTGAATAGGTTAGTTCAGTCTATTGCACAATTGGCAAGTTCTGGGAATAAAATCGGACAAACATCAAGCCAACTTGGAGCACTAGCAAAGGAAGTATTATCTTTCTTTGATGTGATGAAAACTGCACCTAAAATCAGTGATGACACAATCCGCATGACGGAAGCACTAGCAAAGTTGGCTAATGCTGGAGGAAAGGTAAATTCTGCTACAAATTCTATATCCAGTGCGTTTTCTAAATTATCATCTGCAACATCTAACCTTGGTAATATTGTTAGTAAAACTTCTTCTATAATTGGAACCGGGGTAAAAGGCATTATTGGATGGTTTCAACGTCTCGGGAATAGTAGTTCTGGAATTAAAACCGCTTCTTTTAATCTCGGAAATTTGCTTAAAACTGCTATCGGTTTTAAGGCTATTCGTGGTCTGGCAAATTTAGGAAAAAGTGCAATTGGTTTTGGCTCTGCTATTACAGAAATCGAAAATGTTGTAGATGTTTCCTTTGGAAGCATGGCAGATGAAGCCTACAAATTTGCTTCTACGGCCAAAGAACAATTTGGATTATCCGAATTGGCAGCAAAGCAATATTCTGGAACCATGATGGCAATGATGAAATCATCTGGTGTTGCGCAAGATGCAGCTTCTAAAATGTCAATTTCTCTTGCTGGATTAGCCGGGGATATTGCATCATTTTACAACATTGATACCGATACTGCTTTTCAGAAAATACGAGCTGGAATTTCCGGGGAAATTGAGCCTTTAAGACAATTGGGTATTAATTTATCCGTTGCAAACATGGAAGCTTATGCCCTTTCAAGGGGGATTACAACATCTTATAATGCAATGTCTCAAGCTGAAAAAGTTGCTCTTCGATACAACTATTTAATGTCCGTCACAGGAGATGTGCAAGGAGATTTCGCTAGGACATCCGGTAGACTATGTGCCGCCTGATGTAGTAATACATCAGTGAAAAACGGGTAAAATCGGTGAAAGCTAAGTTGACTTAATACGAACATTTTGTTATAATATGTTTGAGGTGATTTAATGCGAACATATTATATTTACAGAGCTACAAATAAAATAACTCAAGAATCTTATATCGGGCAAACAAGCAATTTCCGTAATCGAAAATGGCAGCACGAAAGATGCTACAAAAAGGAAAAATGTAAATTTCACGATGCAATTGAAAAATACGGAACAGATAATTTTGAATGGGAAATTTTAGAAACTTGTGATACAAGAAAAAAAGCTTTAAAACTTGAAAGAAATTATATCACACTGTATAATACTTATCATAGTGGATACAACGAAAACAAAGGAGGAGTTGGCGGACATAACTCAATTCCTGTAGTTTGCCTTGCAAAAGATGGAACTTTTATTAAAAGATATGATAGTGCAGCTGAAGCAGAGAAAGACGGCTTTTGCGCAAGCTGTGTGTTGGAATCTTGCAGGAGTGAAACGCGTACTGACCATGGGTGCATTTTCATGTATGAGAAAGACTTTCAACGTTATGGATCACGAAAGTACGCTCCGCCAGAATCAACAAGCATGAGAAGTATTATTCAATGTGATAGCAACGGAAATTTCATACAAAAATTCAAAAACGTCCAAGAAGCTTCAGAAGTGACGGGTGCTAATCGTACGACTATTTCTGGAGTTTTAAATAAAACATATAAATCTGCAAACGGCTTTATTTTTGTATATGAAGAAGATTTCCCGATAAAAGATTTGAGTGATTATCAAAAACGAAAAAAAGGTAGAAAAGTAGCTCAAGTAAACCCTGATACAGGAGAAATATTAAAAGTGTTTAATAGAATATCGGATGCAGGAAAAGAATTAGGTGTGTGCTACAAGGGCATACACAAGGTAATCGACAAACCTGATAGAACTGCATTTGGATATAAATGGATAAGTCAATAAGTTAATACCGAGATAAGGCTATAGAACAAAAGCTATAGCACATTGTAGAGCGTAGGGATTGAACCTAGGCTCTTTTTTATTAAAGAGTTTAGAATATAATATCCCCAAGAGTATCCGACATCCTTATGGGATGAAAATGTACGCCGAACTTATAGGAAACTATAAGAACTATAGGATAAAAAGCCTATAGGATAACATTAATTGACATACGCAAATCAATTACGTTTACTAACTCTGAATTTCCAGTCACTTTCTGCAGTAATCGGACAAGGTTTAATTGCTGGAATTCTCCCGGCTATTCAAGCTCTTAATGCACTTATGTCAAAACTTATGCAAGCTGCGAATGTGTTCCGTAACTTCATGTATGTATTGATGGGAAAGAAACTAAAAGGCTCGCAGAGTGGAGTTAGTGATATCGTATCTAATTTAGGTGGTATAGAAACAGCTGGTGATGACGCATCTTCTGGGCTTGATGACGCTACATCATCTGCTAAGAAACTGAAAAAGGCACTTTCCGTATTGCCATTCGACCAATTGAATCAGCTTACCGATAATTCCGATAATTCTGGAACTGCATCTAAAAGTCTTGGTTCTGGACTTGGAGATTTGGCAGATAGTTTTGCTGGAATGCAAGATTCACTGGATGAAGTTTTGACTGTTGACGAAACACCAATTAATAAATGGGCTGCTAAAATCAGAAAAGCATTTATCAATAAAGACTGGCAGGGACTAGGCTCCACTATTGCAGATATGATAAATGTTGGTATGGAAAAAATATATGAAGTTATTAGTTGGAATAATGTTGGCCCGAAAATAACCGAATTTGTAAATGCATTTACCACGGCATTCAATTCCATGGTTAGCGGTATAGATTTTGACTTAATTGGAAGATTGCTTGGAACTGGAATTAACACGGCTGTAAATACTCTAAACCTGTTGCTTGGAGATGGAGGAATAGATTTTTCTGGAATAGGGGCAAAACTGTCTCAACTTTTAAAAGGTGCTATAAAGGAAATTGACTGGACAGGTCTTGGAAACTTAATTGGGAACAGTTTTATGGCATCTTGGAAAATGCTTTCTGGCTTTGTAAAGGATATGTCTAAAAAGGATGGTGCTGGAATTACTGGATGGGGTAAGCTTGGCACTGCTATTGGAAAAGCCTTAAATGGTGCAATAAAAAAGATAGACATGAACACAATTGCAGATGCACTTTCTGGTTTATTAAACGGAGCGTTCGAAAGCTTAAAATCATTTACCGAAACATTTAATTGGGATGATCTCGCAACCAAGATAAGAGATGGAATCGCTAAATTCATCAAAGAAACAAACTGGAAAGAAAATGGACAGGCTCTTGGAGATTTTATATCTCACCTGTGTACCGCATTAAAAGATTCTCTCACTACAGACACTTTCTATGAGTTCGGACAAGGAGTTGGAACATTCCTTGGTGAATTGCCATGGGGTGAAATCCTTAGTACCGCAGCTGATCTGCTATTAACTGGCCTTACCAGTGCATTAAACGGATTATTCGATGGATTAGAGGAAAAGCACCCGATAGCTGGACATATTGCAGAATGGCTTACAAAAGCATTTATTGCAGTAAAAATAGCAAATATCACAGGTATTGGAACTCTTGTTGGTTCACTTGTGGGACACATTGCAGGGAAAATAGCTGAAAAGAAAAACGCTGAAATGATTGCAGAAAAATTAGCAGATGTCCTTGGAGATGGCACAAGTGGAGCAAAAGAAGCAATAAAAGATTTAGGGGATGCGGCAGAATCGGCAGGAAATGGTGGGTTCACTACGCTTGCAGAAAAGATAAAAAATCTCGGTGATGTCGCACAAACAGCCGGTGGACAGTTTCAAGGATTTTGGGGATACGCAACAAATTTGGGCGCAACTGCATTTGTCATGGAAGGCCTTGGACAGGTAAAAAAAGCTATGGACTTTAAAGACTCCACAGCTGACGCATTCAACGATTTTGAAGTTGTTAGAAAAGCATTAAAAATCCTTGAAGACCAAACTGGAATTTCCGGGGATAAATTTATCGGTCTTGGCGGTGATTTAAAAAATGTGAAAGACAATGCATTTGATTTTGATGGACAGCTCCAAACCGTAGAAACATCACTTGAAAATCTTGGAATTTCTTCCGATACATTTAAGCAAGCATTAAAACAGGCAATGGAAGAATCCGATACTTCTACAAATTCTCATGTAAGTAATATTAATGAATATATCGGTACGATGGGGACAGAATTTGATAATGCGAAATCTGCATTAGAAAGACTTTCAAATCAAGCGGTAATCACTCCAACGCAGTTTGATGAATTAAGTACTGTCCTTCAGCAACAAGAATCATCTGGTGCAACAGCTAGAGCTGCATTCCAAGCCTTGATGGATAAAATGGCAGAGATGGGAATTGACACAGGAAAAGTTATTAAAGCTTTTTCAGAAGATGTTCCAAAAGCTTCATCAACAATGAGCAAATCAGTGGAAACAGCTACGAAATCCATTTCTTCAAAATCTAAGACTGGTTTTGGAATAGCCAGTGCAGCTGTAAGCACGGCAATGGCTGGAATGAAAAAAAGCACAGAAAGCACAATGCCTTCCATTTGGTCAAAGATAAAGAACACGAATGATGATGTTGAAACCAACTCTAAAACAAATTGGGGAAATTCCGCAAGTGCTGTATCGACAGCCCTCGGAACCATGGACACCGATACAAAAGATGTAATGGGCAAGGTTATGACAACCATTCAAAGTTATTGGTCTTCCGTTCTGATCAATACAAACCAGATTTGGGAAAAAGCTTCTGGCAAGGTCGATAAAGAGACCGAAAAAATGAAAACTTATACAGAAACCAATTTGTCCGGGATTTCGGATAAAATTAAAAGGCTATTTAATGTTAATCTTACATCAATTGGTCGGGAAACTGCTCAATCATTCGCTGATGGCATGAAACAAGTACATTTACCAACTCTTACTTATTATATTTCAGAGTGGAGAAAACATGATCTTGGCGGTGGAAGAACCAGTTCTACACCAGTTTACAAGCCTAATTGGTATGCCAAAGGTGGTCTTTTCAACGGCGCACAGGTAATTGGAATCGGTGAAGCTGGTTCCGAAGCCGTTCTTCCTCTGGAAAATCCGCGAACCATGAAGAAGATCGCAGACAGCATTGTTTCTAGTTCGGACGGAAGCATGGGACTCACAAAAGAAGAAATGACAAAAGCAGTAGCCCAGGGAGTTGCAATGGCAATGAGTATGAACAGCGGAAACAAGAATCCGCAGTATATCATGAACAGCATTATTCTGGACGGAAGCGAGATTGCAAAAGCAGTAACAAAAGCACAGAATGATACAGATAGCCGTTTCAATCCATCCCCGGCATATTGATTTTTGACTGATTGTGTGGTATAATTTCTTCAATGAAGAAGTACACACGGTCTTGATTTTTGAGCCGCTAAGAAGAAATTAATATTTCTCAATTTTGAGGAATTTTTTGTCTTACTTGGCGGCTCTTTTTTTATTAAGTCGATAAATTTCGGTAAAACCAACAGGCTAGACCGATCATCGAAAAGCGGAAATGCCTTGCCGCCTGCCTGTTGATTTACATACAGTTCAAGGCACTCTTTTATACGAAAGGCAGGTATCAATCTATGGAATTTAAGGAAAATTCAAATTGCATTCGCATTCCGATTGCAAGAGAACCAATTATTTATTTCCTTTTAGATGGTAATGAAGTAGTTTATATTGGACAGTCTAAGCTAGGGCTTTTCCGCCCATATAGCCATTCAAATAAACATTTTACTTCGGTTTCTGTTATTAAATGCAAACTTGAAGACTTGGATTCATTGGAAATTTTTTATATTAGAAAATATATGCCAAAGTACAATCAAAAAATTGTTGATGATAAACATGAGTTTTCTTTTGGAAAAGTGAGAAAAATTATAAGAGAGCAAACGGAATTTAAATGCTGTACAGTTTTTCACATAAAGAAAATAGTAAAAATTATGAAAATAAATACTATTCCGATTAAAGACGCTTTTTATATAACATCCGACGATTCCGAGAAAATAATTGATTACGTAAAGAGTCATTATGATGGAAATAGATTGATTTTAGCTTAATATGGTAAATTCAGTGGGCTAGGTTGGCCGCCGAAAAGCGTAAACCTTGATGCGCCTGTCCACTGTTTTTATAAATCAAGGATTCTGGCACAATACGGAGAGTGTCTACGACCAACAAGGAGGTTATCTATATGAATAAAGAATTTAATTATCCTAGAGATTTTAAAGGCGTTTGGATTCCAAAACAAGTATTTCTCGATGAAAGATTAAATGCAATCGAAAAAATCATTTTAATAGAAATTGACAGTTTGGATGCAGAAGATAGTGAGGGATGTTATGCCAGCAACGAATATTTAGCTAACTTTTGCAAATGCAGCATGACTAAAGTTTCCACATCAATTTCAAAATTAATAAAGCTTGGCTATCTTTATGTTTCCAAAAATGATGGCAGAAAACGCTATTTGAAAAGCAGGCTTTCAAATTCTGAAAGCCAGGATTTAAAAAAAAGTGAGCCAGACTTACCAGAAATGAAAGAAAGTAATAATAGTGAGGAATATAGTAGAGATGAAATAAACAGTAATATAGATTCTCCTACGGAGTTAAAAAAGAAGAGAAAAATGCATACCACTCTAACGAGTGGTTCAATTCTCAACATATCAAAAAATATGTTGACCGAGGAGAACATCCAGTATACTCCAATAGACCGTAAATCTTTTAATTGGTCTGCATTCAAGAACCAGGTTGCAGTGCGTCTTGAAGAATTGGGATATACGACAAGCCCCTATACAACTAACCGCTTCCTGGTAGTATCAAAGTATTTCTTCAAGAGATACGAAGAGCGAACCAGGAAACCACACACAAAAATCAACCAAGACGCTTTGGATAATATCCTGGACAAGTTTGGTTTCGGGCCAAATCCAGATTATTTCCAGAATGTTGAGATTGAAATATACATGAAAGTGATTGATGAATATTTCGGAACTTCATTCAGTGAGTACACGGATCATCATTATTCGCATTTCATGTCTGGATATGTACGAAAAATATTGTTGATGAAAATTGAGAACAGGGAGGACATGCTATGATATTTTGGCTATCAGTAATCATTTTTGCGGTCGGCGTTGTTATTCTGATTGCAAATAGAATAGGCGAATCTTTAAGCTACGAATATGAGTATTCAAATGTGAGTGGATTTATATTGTCTTTTGGCGTGGTAATTTCTTTCATCAGTGTAGTATGGTTCCTGGTAGCTGGATTGATTTTACTACTCACCAAAACCAATGTTACCGCCACCAGACAGGCAAATGCCGAGAAATACAAAGCATTGACTTACAAACTGGAAAGTGAAGCTTGCCGAGATCAATTCGGACTTCTTAACAAAGAAATTATTGACGAGGTACAGAGATGGAATGTAAAAGTAACTTACTACAAAGCAATGGAGGATAACTTCTGGGTTGGAATTTATTATCCAGATGTGTACGGTGATCTTGGAACGATTGATTATGAGACATATGAGGGTAATTAATTGACATGATAAAATAACAAAATCCGTTTCAAAAACTCTTGCCAGATAAAATATAGGCACAAGCCAAGAAAATTGATTTTTTAGAAAAGAAATTAATTAATTGTGGAGAATTAAAACATATGAGCAAAATAGGAACAGAACTTCCAACAGAATATTCAGACCGTTTTGATAAATTGCGTCAAAATCGGGCTGAGATGAGTTTTTACAAATATGGCACAGCAAAGGATAATTTCGGGGAGAAAGTGCCGGAGTTGCCGGAACACCGATTAATCAACTGAAGGAGAAGTGGTATTGATGGATTTCAAGCAGACTTACTTTTCCATCTGGCAAGATATATGGAATCTCCACAAGAAGTACGCTTTTATCTCAAAGGACGATATTCCGAAGTGGGAAAATCTCACCATGGAAGCAAACCGGATTCACGATAAATACTCTGATTCGGTCGGTTCGAAATTTGCCGAAGCTCTTTTGTTTGCCGTAACTGCGGAAATTGATAGAAAAGCGAAATAGGACTTCCAGAATACGTCCCAAGGTGGTAAAATATGGGTATCAAATATTGGGAGGTACGTATGTATGAAGAAAGCGAAAAAGTTACTATCAGTTTTGGCAGTCATGCTATTGATTGTCTGTATGGCAGTTCCAGTATCTGCGGCAGGGAAGATTAGCAAGAGCAAGGCAACGTTACTTACTGGACAAACCTTGCAACTGAAATTGTCTGGAACAAAAGGAAAGACAAAATGGACTTCCAGCAAGAAATCTGTGGCAACGGTAAGTGGTTCTGGGAAAGTAACAGCCAAGAAATCGGGTTCTGCTACAATTACTGCAAAAGTGGGCAAAAAGAAGTATAGTTGCAAAGTAACTGTGGAATCTCCAAAACTTAGCAAGAAAAGCCTTACTTTAAAAGTTGGAGAGACAAGTACCATAAAAGTAAAAGGAACTAAACAGACTGTAAAATGGAAATCCTCAAAGAAAAGTGTTGCGACCGTAAAAAATGGAAAAATTACTGCGAAAAAGGCAGGAACCGCCAATATTACAGCAACCATTCTTGGAAAGAAATTCACCTGTAAGGTTACTGTGAAAAAGGCTTCTAATGGTGGATTTAGCGGAAATACGAATGCCTCCAAAAACAATGTAACGTATCACGCAGAAGCAACGCCAAGGGGAGAAGTTATAATTCTTAAAAATAATTACAATTATGCGGTTTCTGTTGATATTAGCTGTGCTTTTTGTTTGAATGGACAAATAGTTTCAGTAAGCAATCAGTATGATACGTGTGTAATTGAGCCAGGGATGAAATATGCTACATTAATGACAAATTATGGAAGTCAATGGGATTCTGTAAAAATTAATTTAAAAACAGAAAATGTATCATATTTTGATTTTAATGCAAAGAATATTACGTATACATCAAATTTAGGAACAGAGGGTGTTGTTTTAACAGTTAAGAATAACGGAAAAAACAATCGTGGAACCCATATGGCAGTTGTATACTATAAAAATAATAGAATAATTGGATGTGACGATGGTTTGTTTGCTAATGTTCAAAGAAAAGGAAGCGTTGATTACTTACAATCATATTTTCCAACTGATTTAAATTATAATACAATAATTCCAGATCGTTATGAAGTATACGTAAATATGTCATACGATGTTCGTGATATGCCAGCACCAGAATGGTAAAAGAAAAATTAGGCTAGGGAGAAATCTCTAGCCTTTTATAATCCGTTTGTTATGCCATTTCCATAAACTTCAGATTCACTATCCATTTGCATTTGAGATAATGTATCATCGGCAGTTTTTAATAATTCATCTCCTTTTTGCCAGGCATAAGAAATATATATTTTGTTATTTTCTAAATCATCATCATAATCTGATAAATCAGATGCCCGAAGAACTAAAGAAGTATTGTTAGCACCATACCACCATGTATAAATATTTTTTATTCCCCATTGAGTAGTATCGCTCTCTGTTTTATCAGGATTACCATAGACAGATGAAAGTTTTTCAAGTAAATCAGAATACATAGAGTCTATATCTTGCGGTTCAAATTCATATTGTGCACCATATAGCAAAGTGTTACTATCATCAAAATCTATTTTATTTTCATTAATGCTATAAGAATAGTAAAAATTCAAGTAAGGAGTAGAATATCCAGCTACATCTACATCTGCTATATCTAATGGCTGAGCATAAAGGCAAATTTTACCATCATAAACATTGGAATCGTCAGACATACCAGTTAATATTTCTTTTGTACTCATTGCATTTATCCCATCTAATTGTATGCCATAAAGACACTGATCTGGAAACAAATCCTTTGTATCTGAGAAAGAAGTTCCCCATGGAATATCCCTAAAAAGAATTTCTTTATCTGTTTTAGCAAACACAGGCGTAACACTTGAAAAAATGGATGTTAAAGCCAAAATCATAAAAAATTTTCTTTTCATGTAAAATCCCCCTCTTTAATGTGATACACATATTTTACCATTCCAAAACGGATAGTGGAATAGGAAATTTGAAAAAAAGTTAAAATAATGGTTGACTTATGGCTAGCCATAATATATACTATGTATAGGCGGAAGGGAAGTGATGAACATGTCGCCGAGAACTGGAAGACCTATCGTTGGAAATGAACCGAGAAATAAGCGAATTGCTTTGAGAGCAACGGAAACTACCGTAAAAAAATTTCAAGAATGTTCTGAAATTACAAAGAAAACACAAACAGATTTGCTTGAAGAAATGGTTAATGATTTACACGATAAGTTGACAAAAAAATAGTAGCTGCGCCCCGACCAAAGTTTGCAACTACTAAACACCCAAACCGCAAAGGATTTGATAAATCTATCATACCATTTCCTTTGCGGTAATTCAATATCTAAAAGGAGATTTTTTTATATGGCAGATTTAAAAGTTATCGAAAATGAATTAGTTCCTGTGTACGAAACAGATAAGGGAGTTAAAGTTGTAAACGGTAGAGATTTACATAGAGTATTAGAGAGTAAACAGGATTTTTCCACATGGGTTAAAAAGAGACTTTCTGAATGTGACGCTGTAGAAAACGAAGATTTTGACCGCTTCCACAAAAAAATGGAAGCCAACAACGCTACTATGATTGACTATACCATCAAACTCGACACCGCCAAAGAAATGGCAATGCTTGAACGCAACGACAAAGGGAAACAGGTTCGCAAGTATTTCATCCAAGTGGAAGAGAAATACAAGCAAACAGCAATCAACATTAATCAACTGTCACCCGAACTGCAAATGTTCAATCAGATTTTCCAACAAGTAGCTAAGACCGAACTGGAACAGAAAAAACTTGCGGAACGTGCCGACCAACAAGAGAAGAACATGAAAACCATCATTGATACTTTCAAGGGGACGGATTCCGATGTTGGCACAGAGAAGTGGGTAAACAGATGTATTTCAAAGATTGCCGAGAGCGATGATTTCTCTTACTCATTCGGGAATAAATATGCCGCCGCCAGAAATGAAAGCTACCGCAGATTATCAGACAGAGCTGGTTGCCGATTAGATCAGCAACTTAGAAATGCGATTTCCAGAGCCGAAGAAAGAGGCTGCACCAAGGCACAGACCAACCAGATTAACAAACTGTCCGTGATTATGCAGAATAAGCGGCTGAAAGATATTTACGTTAGCGTGATTAAAGAAATGATGATTGCATACAGAGTAGAAATCGCATAATTAGATTTTTACAGGGATACACAGGAGGAAAATAAAATGACAGAAAATATGGATAGAGAAGACACAATGTTCGAAGTAGAGGACACTATTGATAAAATCAAGTTTCTTTTGGATGATTTCATGGAACAGTACGGATTTAATAGCACAGAAAAAATGGACGAACTGAAAAAATGGCAGTTTGCATATAACAAGGACTTTATGACCATGAAATTGTTGATTTTGAGCGATTATGCCAATAAAGCAAGACAGAAATTTAAGGCTCTTGAATCTATGGAGCAGAAAGCGTGATCGTATGGCAAATAGAATCCAGTTCAATGACTTTCAGAAAAAGAGTGTGTACGCCAAATGCAACGGAAAATGTGCGATATGCGGTAAGCCTGTCAAATTCAAGAAAATGACAATCGACCACATTACACCGTTGTCTCGTGGCGGCACCAATGATATTAAGAATCTGCAACTGGCGTGTAAGCGTTGCAACAGCATGAAGAGCAACATGACAATGGATGATATGATGGGGCAGATTTCCGAGATTTTGAAGTATAACCGCAAACAGAAGTTGATTAGAGTGTTGGGAGGAATTGTAGAATGAATTACTATAAGACAGAGATTATTAATCTCGTACAGAATTGCGATAATAGCCACTGGCTGAAAGTTGTTTATGCATATGTGAAAAGATTATTGAAATGATACTATAATATACTGAATGATACTTTCGCCGTATGTTATAATATAAAATCATAATAAGCAAATTTTAAAGCGTTTACCTTTCGGGGTAGGCGCTTTTTTGTTGCCAAAAAATAAATCATAAAGGAGATATGAATTTATGCTGGTAGAAATCGTTGGAAAAAGATACGAAGAGAAACTTATTACAACAAGTCTGAAAGTTGCAGAGGTTTTTGAGAAAGAACATAAGAATGTTCTACAATCAATTGAAAATCTCGTGGCTGATAATTCAGCCGCCAAATTTTTTCAACTTACAACATATAAGAACCGTGGAAAAGAATATCCAATGTACGAAATGGATAGAGATGGTTTTTCCTTGCTCGTAATGGGCTTTACTGGTGAAAAAGCCTTACAATGGAAAATTAAGTATATTGAAGCCTTCAACAAGATGGAAAGCGAGTTAAAACGCTTATATACAGAACGCCAGCAATGGCAAATTGAACGTGACAAGGGTGTTGTTATTCGGCATATCCTCACAGATACAATTAAGATGAAAATAACAGAAAGCCCAAATAAGAGATTTGCTTATCCAAATTATACAAATCTGATTTATCGCAATTTGTTCGGAAAGACAGCAAAAGAGCTTGAAAGTGATTATGGAGTAAAAGCAAAAGAGAATCTTAGAGATTTCTTCACAGGTGATGACTTGGCGAAAGTTCAGAGTATGGAAATGCTTGTAAGTAGCCTTATTAATTGCGGATGGGGATATCAGCAAATTAAAGAATTTGTTCAAAGTGAAGCAACCAAAATGATTGCATGAGGGTTAGCATATGGCAGAAGTATTTTTAAAAGTGGATGGGGTAGCATTGCCCTGTCCTTCTTCTTTTACATGGGGATTGCAGGATATATCGGCGGCAGAATCCGGCAGAACAGACGATACGACCATGCATAAAAACAGAGTTGGACAGAAACGGAAGCTGTCTGTAGGTTGGAATGGTCCAGACTGGGACACTGCTTGCAAAATTATACAGGCAGTAAATCCAGAGTACATACAGGTCACATATCCAGACTTGCTATCTGCAAACAAGCATGAAACCAGAACATTTTATGTTGGTGACAGGGAATCCCCTTTTAAGTGCTGGTGGGTTGGAAATGAGCGCATGGAAGGACTTAGTTTTGACTTTATCGAGAGGTAAGATATGCGAAATTTATCAACGGAATTTAAAGAACAACAGAATAGTGGAAACCGTAACTATCTGAAATATGCAGATTTTACCTTTACGGACGGAAGCACATTATCCATTACCGACAAAGACTTATGGTCTAACGGCTTCAAGTTTGAGGATGCAGTATCACAAAATGGTTCCTTTGATATTGGCGCAGCTATTATAAATAAACTGACTTTGCAGATCAACAACTTTTCTGGAAAGTACACAGATTACATCTGGGATGGAGCAAGGGTTGTTTGCCATATTGGACTTGAATTATCTACTGGCATTGAAAAAATCCGTATCTGTACTATGACGGTAACAGATGCTCCATATCAAAGCACTGCAATTATCAGCCTAACTTGCGAAGATTCAATGCGATTATTTGATCGCGATTATTCAGAAAGTAAACTGACTTATCCGGCAACAAGATTACAAATCATCCAGGATGCTTGCGAGGTGTGCGGAGTAACACTTCAATCTACAAGGTTTGATAATGATGATTTTGTGATTCAGAATCGACCAAATGATAGTAGCATTACTTTCCGACAGGTAATTGCATGGGTAGCACAGATGGGCTGCCAGTGGGCGAAATGTGACGAATATGGTCGCTTATGCTTTGGATGGTATGAACGTGAAGTCCCGGATAATTTTTATGATTTGGTGGAAACTCCATGGAAAGATGTAGAAGGTAACGACATATTAGATACCACTGGTGAACAAATCATTACTATCATGCAGACTGGGATTACAGCAATTCAAACAAACGGATTTACTCCATGGCTGTATGATCTTGAAATAACAGGTATAAAAGTTACAGAATACGTTGAAAATTCTTCTCAAAATGAAGCGAAAACATATCAGTCGGGGAAATCCGGCTATGTTATCGAAATAAGTGATAATAAGTTAATTCAAGAGGGAACAGGAGAAGCAATCTGCAAGATTATTTCAGACAGATGTGTTGGAATGAAATTCAGACCGTTTTCTACCGGTGCTTTAACAAATATTGCATGGGAAGCTGGTGACACCATTGCGATTTTCGATAGAAACGGAAAACAGCATAAGAGCTACCTAACTTCTGTTACTTTGAATCCAGGCGCATTTGAGCAACTCGAATGCAGTGCTAAGAGTGCATCCAGGAATAAGCAGAAACAATATAGTCTTAATCAACAAATACAGGCAGAAAATAATAAGAATTTAAGAGATGAACGTACCGCCAGAGAAAAGGCACTGGAAGAATTATCACAACGCCTTGCTGAATCTTCTGGAACATACACGACAGTAGAAACACAGCCGGACGGAAGCAACATCTATTATCTTCATAATAAGCCGCAGTTATCCGATTCTGACATTATATGGAAAATGACTGCGGAAGCGTGGGCTGTATCTACAGATGGTGGACAACATTGGAATGGTGGTATGACAGTAGATGGTGATGTGATTGCCAGAATCCTTACTGCTACAGGTGTTAATGCTGACTGGATTAATACAGGAACCATTAAGGCTATTGATAAAGATGGAAACACAACTTTCCTGGTTGATGTAACAACAGGAAGAGTTGTTATTAATGCGGATTCCGTCCAAGTCAAGGGAAAAGATGTTAATGCGATTGCAAAGGAAAAAGCAGAAACAGAAGTAAATAATTTTATAAGCAATACATACACAACTGATATCAATAATTTACAGTCTCAAATCGACGGACAGATTGAGACTTTTTTTTATGATTATGAACCAACCTTACAGAATATCCCGGCTTCTGGATGGACTACAAACGAAGAACGAAAGAAACATGAGGGTGACTTGTTTTACTGGAAATCCAAGGGATATGCTTACCGTTTTATGCAAGATGGGGCAACATGGAAGTGGCAATTGGTACAAGATACCGATATCACGTTAGCACTTGCCGCTGCAGAAAAAGCACAGGAGACAGCAAACCATAAGCGCAGAGTATTCGTCGTTCAGCCAGAGCCACCTTATGACATTGGAGACTTATGGACGCAAGGCTCTAATGGTGATTTGATGAGATGTAAAGTTGCCAGAGCAAGCGGTTCTTATGACTCTTCTGATTGGGAAAAAGCTTCAAAATACACAGATGATAGTTCTTTAGATTTATTTATTAATGGTGTTTTTAAAGATTCTCTTAATTCATTAAAAACACAGATTGACGGAAAGATTGAGACTTGGTATCAGCCAAATGATCCATCCGTAAAATGGACAAAAACAGAGGAATATCCGTGGTGTGATATTGATGGAAACAAGATTCTGGATGAATCCGGGAATGAAATTGTTTTGGTATGGGAATCTGAGAAGGTAGAGCATGAAGGTGACCTTTGGCACAATACCACAGACAATACTCAGTGGATATACAAATCTGGCATCTGGCAGCCACAGTCCATACCAAATGAATTATTGGACAAGATAGACGGTAAATCATCTGTCTATATGGTTCAGCCGAAACCACCATATTACGAAGGTGACTTGTGGGTGACAACCAATAGTGAAGGAAAGGCTTCCCTCAAAACCTCCACTGTAAATCGTGTTGATGGAAATTTTGACGCATCTGATTGGATAGATTTCAAGTATGCCGATAAGGACGATATAAAAAACGCAATTGATAATTATGATACCAGTCTTGGACAGGACGAAGTGTTCAATAAACTCACAAAAGGTGGAGCGGAACAGGGAATCTATATCGAAGATGGAAAAGTATACATTAATGCAAAATATATTTTAGCCGGACTGCTTGCTGGTGAGAGAATCAATGGTCGAGGGCTGAAAGTTATTGATGACGACAAAAATGTGACTTTAGAAATCGACAGTAAAGGAAATGTTATTCTAGCTCCAAAGACTTTTTCGTTACAAGGAAAGACGGTCAATGAGATTGCTAATAGCTCAGCAAAATCAGCTGTTGATGGACAGACACAAGCTGATATTTTCAACAAACTTACCAATGGTGGCAAGGCACAAGGGATTTACTTGGATGAAAACGGAAATGTCTATGTAAATGGAGAATACGTGCAAGCCAAAGGAATTAGGGTTGTTGATAGCAACGGAAAGACCACTTTTTCCATTGACAAAACTACCGGTGCGGTAACAATAGCAGCTTCACAGTTTACATTAGGAGATAAAAGCGTTACTGATATAGCACAGGAAGAAGTCGTAAAACAAGTCCAAGATATTACATCGGACAATATTATTAAAGGCTATTATCTAACAGAACAAAATGTTAAAGATTATTGGTCTACACAGAGTGCATATACATATGAGTATGGAGTTCAGGATGTAGATGGCGGTAAAAATGCAATCAAAATAAACGGAACTGGAGCACAATTTGGAACGAAAAATTATAAGCCAATAAAAGTTACTGGAAATTATACTTTTTCGTTTTGGATAAAAACTAGTGTTGCAACACAAGTATATGTGTATCTTGGAAGTAAAACAATATTAAATGCTAAAACTACAACTGAATGGCAAAGACTGCAAGTAACAACAACTTTATCTAGCTTACCAAATGATAGTTTAAACAGTTTGAGAATCTTGACATCATCAGTTGGGTCTAGCGTAAAATTTGATACCTATATTTACATGCCAAAGCTTGAATATGCTTACACAAATGAACAAGTGTTCAATATGCTTACAAACAACGGTGCAATAAAGGGAATATACATGGAAAATGGAGAATTGTATTTTTCATTTACCTATGCACACGGCGGCACATTGAAGCTTGGTGGCTCAAATAATGGGAACGGATTACTTTCCATTTTGGATGCGAGCGGAACACAAGTTGGATATATTGATAATACAGGAGTCCATTTTAATCAAGGCGAATTTTCTGGAAATTTGAAGTCTAATACTGGTGAAATCGGAAAATGGCTGATTGATAAAACAAATGGAAAATTAACTTCTGCAAATGGCGGCATTGTACTTGATGCGAAAAACAACATGGTAACCATAAATGGCGTTGATCTAAAAGCAAATGGAAACGGATTTGTTATTGATGGCGGTGTAAAAATCAGAAATCCACTAAGTGGCTTCGGGGATGCTACAAATTTTTTCTGTCTTGAAAATATGGGAAATATTACAGACGGAACGCACTTAGGAATTAACAGCGACGGAATGGTTATTAAGGTTCCATCATCTTCTTGGCGGTATAAATCAATTCGAACAACAGTTAAAGAAGAAGAACTGGAACAACTTTATCGTGTAAAAGTTGTTTGGGCGAAATATAAAGAAGGATATCTCGATAAAAAAGATAGCCGATATGATAAATTAATGCCAATGTTTCTTGCAGAGGACATGGAAAGGCGTTTTCCAATTGCAGTAAACCATTTACCAGATGGAAAGCCCGAGGATTGGAATTACAGAATTATGATTCCATCCATGTTCGCTATGATAAAATTCAATCATGAGAAGATAAAGGAACTCAAATCCGAGAACGAAGAATTAAAATCTGAATTAAAAAGCATTAAAGAAGAACTTGCAGAAATCAAACAATTGTTAAGCAAATCAGTATAAAGAGGGTGAGAAATCATCCTCTTTTTTATGAATCAAATATTAAAACAAACCTATAATTAAAGGAGGGCAACCACATGCCAAAATGGACTGAATACACATCAAAAGATACGTTAGCGGATAATGACGAAGTAATGCTGTATGATGCAACTGCGAGAGTGAACAAACGCGGACTGATGAGCAAGTTTTGGGATTATGTAGTGGATAAAATGTCAACGGCTGTTATCGGTAAATTGGAAACCGAAAACAAGACAGTTATCGGGGCGATTAACTATTTAAATGGCAAGTCATTCAAAAAACTTTCAAACAAATATAACATGTCTAATGGAATAACAGAAAATGCTGGGCTACATCCTATTAGTTCAGAGAAATATACAGTAATAGCTGCTTATAATTCGTATACATCACATATTGTTATCCCATTTATTGCATCTTCGGATAAAACTTGGAGATGTTATGTTATGCAAACTAATTTAAAACCTGTTGATAACTTAGATGATTATGAGATTACTTTTTTAGTGGTTCCTAGCTAATAATACTTGAACGATGGAATATAGATAATGGCAAAACTCTATTCGCAAAAGATAATACATGATATAATCAGTATATCACAACAACAAAAAGGGAGTTGGACTCCCATCTACCAAACAAAAAGTCCAACTCCAAGCACCACAAAGGGTACAAGGATATTATAACACGGTACCTTCCCTTTGTGGTAACAAAAACTATGATTTACGCCCAAATAAGCCATGATTCCGTGAAATTTAATCATGGTAGGTATATTGTATAAAAAGTTTATGTTAAAGAGCATCCCATTTGGGGTGCTTTTTATTATGCACTTTTTTTAACCTCAACAACGAAAGGAGAACATACATGAATATCAATACCTCATTAATCAGCAACAATAACAGCTACGCAGGACAGACACCTCGGTATATTGTCATTCACAATACGGATAATACCGCAGCTACAGCAGATGCCAAAGCACACGCCACTGCACAGCATAATGGCAATTTTCATGGCTATTCCGCCCATGTATTCGTTGACGATAAGTCAGCATACCAAGCCTTGCCGTATAATCGTGGAGCTTGGCACGTTGGAGTAAATTACGGAGGTAAGCTTTTTGGAACTGTGAACAATCACAATTCTATCGGTATTGAAATGTGCATGAATGCTGGATATAACTACGAAAAAGCATTCCAGAATACCGTTGATGTGTGCAAGCAGCTTATGAAGAAATACGGCATTCCGGCAAGCCGAGTAGTGCAGCACTACGATGTTTGCGCTAAGAATTGCCCTTCCGTTATCCGTGGAAAGGGAGACTGGAATAGATTTAAGAAGTTTATTTCCAGTGAAACCGTGACAGTTCCAACCACAAAGCCTACGGTAAAAGTTGATAAGTATTACCGTGTCCGCAAGACCTGGAAGAATTCCAAGAGCCAGATCGGGGCGTACAAGTCACTCAAAAATGCAAAGAAAGCTTGCAAAGCCGGTTATTCTGTTTTTGATTGGAATGGAAAAGCTGTGTATTCCGTGACCGCAAAGAAAAGTGTAGCCAAGGTAGCAAAAGAGGTAATTAACGGCGAATGGGGAAATGGACAGGACAGAAAAGACCGCCTGGAAGCTGCTGGCTACAATTATACAGAAGTGCAGAATGCAGTAAACAAACTTCTTAAATAACAAAAACACTCCCGGGGCTTTCCCGGGAGCTACTTAAATGTTGTATATTCTTCAAATTCGTTTTTTATTTTTGCAAAGTCTTTTCTTCTGATAGGCACAGTATCCCCAGAAAACATAAGGAACGAAGTGTTTATTTCTTTTACCTCATCCATGTTTATTAAGTAGCTCTGGTGGCACCTCAAGAATCTGGAATCCAGTAATTCTTCAATATCAGACAGTTTACATCGTTCCGTATAAACTATACCGCAAGTGCAGTGAATAATGATGTATTTGTTTCGGCTCTCAATATATTCGATATTTTGAAATTCCACCCGATGAATAAAGTCTTTTCCTTTTATCATAAGAGTGCTTTTGCTGATATGTTCCAGAGCATGATTGAAAGCAGTATACATTCTGCCATTTTCAGATCCTTTTATAATATAGTGAATTGGGAGTAAATCAAGAGCTTCAAAAACATACTCTTTGTGGGCTGTCCAGAAAATAATATTTCCATCATAGCCATTTAATCTCAATTCCTTTGCAACTTCAATTCCATTTTCTTCTCTCAAAACGATATCCAAAACTACAATATCATACCATTCGCCATCTGCCACATCATCAATAAGTGGCTGTCCTTTATCATACGGAGTAATCAATGCTTTTATATCACCATTTCGTTTGAGAAAATTATTAATCCGATGCATAAATATACCAATCTGGATTTCGTTATCATCACATATTGCAATTCGCATTCAAATCATCCCTTTTCATGTAAAATTCGCCACCAGAGGTGCTAATTTCGCCATTTCCTGTGTAATTGTATATTTTTTGATACAATGTTATTGTAATACATTAAGATGATAGTGTAAAGGGGATGGATTCATGGAGAAACATAAAAAAATCATAATTGTGTTTATACTGATATTCGTGCATGTGCTCTTGATTCAATATGTTTACTTCTGCCCGGAGCGTAGTATTATCTTTGGGAGGGGTAAAACTATCGCAATTGCAAAAACAGAGGTAAAACAGGTTGTCCATGAGCGATATAAATCCCTCACTGACAAGCATCCAGCCCCTTTATTTCTATCTATTATTATTACGATTTGGAAAAGCGAAAATCATAATATTTACACAAAAAAACTTATAATTCATAGAAAAATCAGAAGAAACCAGCTTGCCAGGAAAGATTTAAGCGGAAACAATTCTATCCCATTATATGGTTATGAAAACATGATATAATTTAATAAATAAGAACAGATGTTCATGCTAAAACGAAACTGGATTTTTTTCTGGAAGTGTGGTATAATGATATTAACCGCCATCCAGTATTGATTGACACGTCCTTGAAAAAGGGCCTAAATGTCTGTCTCATACTGGATGCTTTTGGATTAGAGAGCGTAAAAAGAATGTTAGGAACGTTTCTAACTCAACTCTCCGTACCACTATTGAAGCGCTTTATAGCGGAAAGCTATATTGCCACAATAACTGCCAGAAGAGGGAGGATTTATACATATTGGGGCAGAGAGCAGATGTTTAAGGCTTTGTATTAGTGGAGGTTTCTTAATGGATTATAAAAAAGAGTTAATTGAAATGATAAGAGGAATTGAAAAAACAGGCACATTAGAGTACCTGTATACGTTCATAAAGTTATTTTTGGAGAAGTGGGGTTAATCCCCACTTCTTATTTTGTAGAAAGCATGGAGTTAATTAGACTTAAAACAATTTTCTGATCTCGCTCGGTTAGCAATGAAAATTTTGATAAAAAATCGAAATCTTCCCGCGCTTTCTCCGGCGTGTCTTTTCTTTCGCGTCCCACATTAAATCCCATCAACCACGATTCTGAAACATTTAAAGCCATACCCAAGACTACTAACTTTTCCTGGCTCGGTTCTGTTTTACCAGAAACATATTGGCTAATATCTGATTTGTTCATTTTCACATTATATTTTTTACAATATGGAAGAACAAGATTAAGTATATCAACCTGTCTCAGATTTCGCTCGTTCATCAAAGTCTTAAATCTTTCTGACGAACTAACTTTTTCCATTGTATTATTCTCCTTTCGCTTTCTGATAATAATATAGCACATACAAAACAAAAGTTCAAGACTTAAAACATAAAAGTTAAAAATATTGAAAATAAGTATTGACATATAAACGACACAATGATATATTATAAACAGTTCAAAATATTGAACTAGAAAGGAGTGTGAAATATGGCATTTGACTATAGCAAACTCAAAGGAAGAATTATCGAAAAATATGATAGTCAGAGTTCATTTGCAGATGCTATGAAGTGGTCTGAACGTACATTATCACTGAAACTTAATGGAAAACTGTTTTGGAAACAATCTGATATTTGCAAAGCAGTGAATTTGTTAGGACTTTCAGCTGATGATATACAGGATTATTTTTTTAAAGAAAAAGTTCAAAACATTTAACAATGAAAGGAGATCAACAATAGACGATTTAGTTTATCTTCGTAATGAAGAAGCTGTCTGTGATAGTTTACAGGTGGCTAAGAAATTTGGGAAAAGACATGACAAACTCATTTCCGAAATTGAAAGAATGTATTCTGATTTGATTGGAAAAGGGTGTGCTCAAAATGGTGGAGACCCCTTATTTATTAAAAGCAGTTATGTACATCCTCAAAATAAACAGACTTATCCATTTTATATAATGAATAGGGATGGATTTTCTTTACTAGTAATGGGATTTACAGGGAAAGAAGCCCTTGAATGGAAATTGCAATACATAAAAGCTTTTAACCAGATGGAGAATTTCATCCGTGAGAAATCAACTCAAGTTTGGGTTGAAACTAGAAAAGCCGGGAAACTTACCAGAAAGGCAGAAACAGATACCATTCAGAAACTTGTTGAATACGCAAAAGTACAGGGAAGCAGTCATGCAGAAATGCTTTACATGACATATTCCAAATTAGCAAACAAGATGGCTGGAATCAATAAGAGAGATGAAGCTACGGTAATGCAACTCAACAACCTGTCCTTGATGGAAAATATTATCTTACATGAAATTGATCTCGGAATCATGCAAGGAAAACATTATAAGGAAATATACAAAGACTGCAAGAAGAGATTGGAGACAGTTAAAGATTTGGCTTATCTGGAAGCAGTTTGAGAGGAAAGCTCATAAGGAGGTGAGAAGATGAGTGGTACATATAACGTTCTTTGCGCTATTTTGAAAGAGCTCCAAGCTATTCATAATATCCTGGAGCCCTCTAAAAAGAAACGTATTTTTGAAACTAATATTGATGGGAAAAGCATTTCAAAATGCGTTTCTGATGGAATTACTTCTGCTGTTCAGAAATCCATTCGTGATACTGACGTAGAAGATTAACGGCAATCGAGGTAGATAATCCAGTAATGGCAGTTACAAAATTATCTGTATTTTCAATCGTGCTAACTGTTGGGGTGATTAGTTTTTCCATGTCAACAGTTTTTAAAAAATCATCAAAGCTTTTCAAATCAACACCTCCTTCCTAAAGGAGATTATATCACAGAAAGGAGACTAATGAACGAATTAATACCAATTAATTATGAAGGCGAACAGCCTACTGTATCAGCAAGAGAGTTGCACACAGGACTTGAAATTACAGATAGATTTTCAAGATGGTTTGAAAGAATGTCTGCATATGGTTTCTCAGAAGGAAATGATTTTACAAGCGTGAAAAGTTCCACACTTGTAAATAATGGGGCAGAAAGAGAAATTACTGACTATCGAATTTCTATAGATATGGCAAAACAGATTTGTATGATTCAGCGTTCAGAAAAAGGCAGACAATACCGACAATACTTTTTAGACCTCGAGAAAGCCTGGAACACGCCAGAGCAGATATTTGCCAGAGCTTTAAAAATGGCAGACCAGACCATAGCGAAGCTGAAAGACACAAATAAGTCTCTTGTGGAGAAAATTGAAGCAGACAAGCCGAAAACGATCTTTGCCGATGCGGTATCAACCAGCCACACTTCAATCCTTATTGGAGACCTCGCAAAGTTGATTTGCCAGAATGGCGTACAGACAGGACAGAAGAGATTGTTCCAGTGGATGCGAGACAATGGTTATCTGATGAAGTCTGGCGCAAGTTACAATATGCCAATGCAGAGATACATTGAACAAGGGCTATTTGAAGTTAAGGAATCCAGTGTTCAGAATCCAGACGGAAGTGTCAGAGTAACGAGAACCACAAAAGTTACTGGAAAAGGACAACTGTATTTTATCAATAAGTTTCTTGGGAATGAAATAGCAAGTTAAGGAGGTGGACGTAAGATGTTAGCAGATGATTACGTTTCTGAAAGGTTATCCGATTATGATTCCAAAATATATCAGTTATATCGCCGCAAAAACGGACAGAAGGCAAGCGACCTTGTAGAAAAAGTGAAAAATGAAATTGCCGAATGCGGTCTGTCCGCTACTGAAGCGAAAGGCTTTTTAGAGTACATGAAGATTGTTATTGACGCTCAGTCACATCTTCCCATTCAGAAATAACGGAAGTTTTTATGGTTTCTGCTCCGGGAACATTACCATCATCAATCTCATTTGCGGCATGAAGCATTGAAATTATTTTATGAGAATAAGGATGTTCCTTTCCGCAATTTGGGCACACAACCTTGTCTGTACTTATTCTTTCACTTATATAGTAATCGCAATGACAAGTACAGGAAATTTTTAATTTGAGAAACATTTTAACATACCTCCTTTCTGAACACATTATACCATTCAGATGGAGAGAATAAAAGAAAATAGGGAGGAAAAACAATGATTAAATTTGAAAACGGATTAGTTAACATTTCTGGTAAAGGTATTGATATCCTTTCAGAGTATGCAGTTATTACCCATGAAATTAAAGAGATGTTCGTAAAAAATGGTGGAGAAGAGAAAGAAGTAAAAGAACAGCTCAGACATTCGTTCGAGCATGGACTTATGAACGAGGAAGAACTTGATAAAGAAATCAAGGAAAAGTTCAAACAGATAGATGCAATTATTCCGTTTATTTCGCTTCTGGAAGAAATGCTTAAAGCATTTGGAGCAAAAGATAAGGAGTATTAATTATGGGAGAAACTAAGAGCACAGATTATATTCCAGAGAATGCCAATGAGGAATATGCACTTCTGGTTGGAAGATTAAAGGCATTTGAAGCTTGGGCGAATAGCGTGAAAGATTATGATTTCACAAAGAACATGGCATTCAGAATGCTTGGGCTTGGTTTAGAGGAATCAAAGGAGGAAAAGAAAGAATGAAATGCTTTAAAGGCTTTGATAAAGACTTAAAGTGCAGAGATTTCCAGTATGAAATTGGAAAAGAATACACAGAAGAAAAAGCAGACATTTGTAATTGCGGATTCCATGCTTGTAAATTCCCGATGGACGTATTCGGTTATTATTCTCCTTCAGATTCCAGATATTGTGAAGTTGATCTTGAAGCGAATAATCAGTTATCTAATGATAGCAAGAGAGTTGGGAAGAAAATTTCCGTAAAAGCAGAAATTGGAATTGCTGGAATTATTAAAGCTGGCGTTGAATACATCAAAGAGCAAGTTAATTGGGAAGATGATAAGGCAACCAATACCGGAAATCATTCAGCGGCAACCAATACCGGAGATTATTCAGCGGCAACCAATACCGGATATCATTCAGCGGCAACCAATACCGGATATTATTCAGCGGCAACCAATACCGGATATCAGTCAGCGGCAACCAATACCGGAAATTATTCAGCGGCAACCAATACCGGAGATCAGTCAGTGGCAACCAATACCGGAGATTATTCAGCAGCAACCAATACCGGAAATTATTCAGCGGCAACCAATACCGGAGATCATTCAGCGGCAACCAATACCGGAAATCAGTCAGCGGCAACCAATACCGGATATCAGTCAGCAGCAACCAATACCGGATATCAGTCAGCGGCAACCAATACCGGAAATTATTCAGCGGCAACCAATACCGGATATCAGTCAGCGGCAACCAATACCGGATATTATTCAGCGGCAACCAATACCGGAGATCAGTCAGTGGCAACCAATACCGGAGATTATTCAGCAGCAACCAATACCGGAAATTATTCAGCGGCAACCAATACCGGAGATCATTCAGCGGCAACCAATACCGGAAATCAGTCAGCGGCAACCAATACCGGATATCAGTCAGCGGCAACCAATACCGGATATCAGTCAGCGGCAACCAATACCGGAAATCAGTCAGCGGCAACCAATACCGGATATCAGTCAGCGGCAACCAATACCGGATATTATTCAGCGGCAACCAATACCGGAGATCAGTCAGCGGCAACCAATACCGGAGATTATTCAGCAGCAACCAATACCGGATATCAGTCAGCGGCAATTGTAGAAGGAAAAGAAAGTATTGCATTAGCTACAGGAATTGATTCAAAAGCTAAAGGAAAAATTGGATGTTTTATTGTTTTATCAGAGTGGAAAGAAATTGATAATGAATATCATATTGTAGACGTTAAGTCCGCAAAAGTAGATGGGAAAAATATCAAGGAAGATACTTTCTATACGTTGAAAGACGGAAAATTTGTAGAAGTAGATTAAGTTGTCCTGGAAGGTGCGGTAACACCAACCAGGACGGTATCTAACTAAGAACGAGTTAGTTAAATACAGGATTATTATAACACAACCTCCTGTATTTGACAAACAAAAATATAACAGGAGGACTTTTTATGAAAAAAAATGGCGAAAATCAGCCACTTTCTAGTGAAATCATTGCTGATCTGGAAGAAAAGTTGATGGCAAGAAATGTAATTATCGCTATTCTGGCAACTGCACTTGCAGTAACCACATCCAGAAGAAAGTGAGGACAAAATGAAAGAGGTGGTAAAGACAATAGGAGAAATAATTGTAGGAATAGGGATGTTTACAGTAATCTTTTCAATTACATGGATGCTTACATCATTTGATGTTATTGGGGTGTTATTCATATCAACAGTCTTATTCTCAATGGTGTTTCTTCCTATTATATTAGGAACGGAGGAAAAGTAAATGCAAAGATTAAATAAAGTAAGATTATCCGGTAGAGCCGGGGAAATAGTGTTCAGCCACGAACATTACGGAAGATACTATTACAAATTCATGCTAACAGTCATTCGCAGAAGCGGTGCAGTGGATATGTTCCCAATCGTTATAGAAGATTCCATTGTACGTGACAATGATTATAACAGAAAAGAGATTGTGATAACAGGAGCAATCAGAAGCATGGACACTTCTAAAAATCCAAATAAGCACCACAATGTTAATTATATCGCAGCTGATAAAGTGGAAATTCTGGATGAACAGGTTCCGGATGGCGATATAAACGAAGTAGAGTTTATTGCCAGAAGTTGCACGAAAGAGCCATATGCAAAACTTACACCAGTAACGCACAGGAAAGTTTCAAATCTTTTCGTGGCAATTCCAAGAGATTTTTCAGAAAGAGCAGACTTTATTCGCTGTGCTTTATGGGGAAAAGGTGCTGATCTGGCGGTAGACGTTAAAAGGAATGATTACATTAAAGTAACTGGCAGGTTAATGAGCCGTGATGTTTATGTTAATGGGGAAGAAACGGAAAGTGTATATGAGATTTCCGTAAAAGAAATGGAGAAATTGGAGGATGAAGAATAATAAGAATGAAGTTCAGATATTTGGCACAATAATGGATATTCAGCCAGGAACGTTTTTCAAGGACGGAGAAAAATTCGTAAGATTCTATATTGGTGCAAAGCGTACCAGTGGGAACGTAGATTTGCTTCCAGTAATTGTTGAAGAAAAGCAGACGGAAGGCTTAAAGATTGGAAAATACGTCTACGTTGAAGGAAGATACAGTTCTTCAAACAAACATGAAAGTGGAAAGTTACATTTGATTCTTGAAATCAAAGCGGAAACAATCTGGTGTGGAGATGGTGATGGGAGTGCAGAAGGTGAAAACAAAATCATTCTGGAAGGTTATCTTTGCAAGCCTCCTATTTACTGCAAAACACCAATAGGAAAAGAAATCTGTGATTTGATGATTGCTTGCAATGAATATGACTTGCGAAGAACAGACTATATTCCATGTATAGCATGGCGGAAAGAAGCCAGAGAAGCTGCTGATTTCAAGGTTGGAGATTTCGTGAAAATAATCGGAAGAATCCAGAGCCGGATTTATCATAAAAAATTATCTGGTGATGAAGCAGAGCTTAGAACTGCATATGAGGTATCAATAGGGAGGATAATCGAGCATGAAAGTGGAAGTAAAAAAGATTTCGTTGGAGAATTACAAGAAGTTTCCGAGTAAGTCTGTAGATTTGTTTCCAAGAACAGAGATTTCCGGTAGAAACAGAGAAGGAAAATCCACATTGCAGGACGCATATTTGGACGTTCTGACAGGTAAGATGGCGAATGGTACAGAACCTACTTCTATTCGCAGAAAAGAAAATGGTGTGGAAGTGCCAAAGGTTGATGTTGTAAGAGAGCTTACACTTTCGATTGATGGGAAAGAAAAAGTAATTCGCAAAATCACAAAGCAGAAGTGGAGAAAACCGAGAGGACAGTCCGAAGAGGTGTTCGATGGAAATGAAACTTCTTATGAAATTGACGGATTCCCGGCTAAATCAAAGGATTATACCGAGTTCATTCAGTCAATAGCAGAACCTTCAACGCTTCTGATGTGCAGTAATCCAAAACCATTTCTGGACACATTGCAGAAGTCAACAGCGGAATCCAGAAAGGTACTGGAAAAGATGTCTGGTTTTGATATTGCGCAGTTTATGGAAGAGAATCCGCAGTACGCTCATGTGGAAGAAATCACAAAAGGGCATTCCGTAGAAGATACATTGAAGAAGCTCCGAAAAGAACTGAATGCACAAAAGAAAAAGGTGGATGCCAAAAACACGGAGATTGCATATGAAACCAATCGAAGCGTTGAAGCAGAAGATACTTCCTCCTTAGAATCCAAAAAACAGGAGCTTAATGCGGAACTTTCCAAACTGGAAGAACAGGAACGGATTCTTGAAGATTCAGCAAAAGGCTATGACAGCCTTTCATATGAAATCCGAGGGCTGAAATCTTCCAGGGATGGTCTGGTTAGCAAAGCGAATGAATGGTTAAGAGCCAGACAAAAATTCATTTCTGATACAGTTTCCGAACTTAGGTTAAAAAAATCAGAAAAGGAATCAAGCATTCGTATTATTGGAATGGAACTGGATAACCACATAAGGGAAGCACAACAAGCAAAAGCTGACTTGGATAGAGCCAGACAGGACTATCCGAGAATCAAAGAAATGGAGTGGGATGATTCTGAACTGAAAGCTATTGAAGCTGAAACATTCAATGATTCTGATACCATTTGCCCGACCTGTGGACAGGAACTGCCAGAGGAACAGATTGCTGAATTGAAAGCTTCCTTCGAAGAAAAGAAGAAGTTTAGAATTGAAACTGAATTAACCAAAAAGAAAAATTGGGAATCAGTAAAGCAGAACCAGTTAAAAGGAATTTGCAACCTTGGAAATTCTGCTTCTGCAAAATTAAAGAAAATCAACGAGAAAATAAACAAATTACAGTCGGAAATCAGTGCGGCACAGGATGAAGTTACTGAACTTACTAAACAGATTGAAGAAGAACAGTCCAAATTTACGGAGCTTCCAGAATCTGTAGACATGACAAATGATGAAGAATATCTTGCGGTTACAGCGAGAATTGCAGAACTTGAAGAGAAACTGAAATCATTTGATGATGTTCCTGGAAAGAAACAGGAATTGAGAGTTCAGATCAGCAATGTTAAAGAACAAATTTCCGATATGAACGCAGATATCAAGATTGCACAGGCAGCAGTTGTAGGGAAAGAAAAGCGAATAGCCGAATTGAATGAGGAACTGAGAAAACTTGGACAGGTACAAGCCGATATTGAAAAGAACATTGATACCGTTCTTAACTTCTCAATTCAGAAGAATAAGGCATTGGCAGAGAAAATCAATCCATACTTTAAGCATTTCCAGTTCAGTTTCCTTGATTACACGATTGAGGGAAATCCAGTGGAAACTTGCAAGATGATCTGTAATGGAATTGACTACAATAGTGGATTGAATCATTCAGATAAGATTCTGTGTGAGGTCGATTTACTGAATGGATTACAGGAAATGAATGGGCTGAATATGCCGATTTGGATTGATGATTCGGAGAGCATTGATAAAAGCAGAATCCCTGTATTAGACAGGCAAATGATTGTCCTAAGAGTGACGGATGGGGATTTGACGGCGAAAGAGCTTTAAAAAAAAGAAAGGAACAGCCAGTAACTTGTTTGGCGACAGACTGGCTGCTCCATATGAAATATAGAACAAACTATATTTGCTTAAATAATATCAAAAATAATTGGCTTAATCAAGTCACAGGTGATTTTGCACCTGGAATGTGAGGAAAATATTTCACTCACCAAAACCTGTGCTACCTGTGAAATGGAATTTGGGGTTTAAGAGGTATATCAAATAGCACAGGTACGAAACAACTGGGTGTACCAACAACTAAAGACGATAGTTTGAGAGGTATATCAAATAACATAAGTACGAAACTGGTGCAATCACGCAACAGCGTGTTAGCAAATATAAAAAAAGAAAAGGAGAATTGATATGGCAGAAACAACACAGGTAGCAAACCAGGAACCGCAGACATTTAGCGTAGCTCTTACTGAAAAGTTAAATTCAGTAGCAGAAGCACTCCCGAAAGATTTTAACAAGGCAAGATTCGTACAGAATGCACTTGCTCTGGTAAATGATAATCCACAGTTGCAGAAATATAGCAAAGCACAGTTGATGTCTGGACTGATGAAGGGCGCTTATTTGGGCTTGGATTTTTATTCAAAAGAGTGTTACTTGGTTCCATATGGAAATCAACTTAATTACCAAACGGACTACAGAGGGGCGAAGAAGCTGGCAAAGAAATACTCTATTCGCCCAATAAAGGATATTTATGCAAAGTTGGTTCGTGAGGGTGATGATTTTGAGGAATCCATCGAAAATGGAGAACAGACATTTAGCTTCAATCCAAAAGCATTTAATGACGGAAAAATCATTGGAGCATTCGCAGTTGTTCTTTATAAAGATGGTGGCATGGCTTACGATACTATGACTTTGGCAGACCTTGAAAACACAAGAAAGTCCAGTAAGGCTTCAAATAGTCCAGCTTGGAAAAACTTCACAGGGGAAATGTACAAAAAGACTGTGTTACATAGACTGTGCAAGCACATTGAACTGGATTTTGAGAATCCAACACAGCAGAATGCTTTTTATGCCGGCGTAGAAATTGAAACTGATCCAGAAAAAGCAGTTCAGAATGAAATTGATGAAAACGCAAATCATGAGGAATTTGTCGTTGAATCAGATGGATATTCCGAAGAACCAGTCCCGGCAGCAGAGCCAGTGGAAACAGAAATTCCGTCATTTATGAGCCAGGAGGAAATGTAAGATGAAAAAGAAATGTATTAAGACAGCAGTATTAATCACAGGGATTACAGCAATTACAATGTTTAGTGGTTGTTCTTCCTGTAGCAGATTATTGAAATCACTATCCAGTGATATTGACGGTGGTTTGAACCGTACCGTAACTGTTTACGATTACAACGGCGGTAAAATCAAGTCCTGGTCTGGGAAGTTCGATGTTTCCGAATCCGAAAATGAAGTTTACTTTGATGATTCGGACGGAAAGAGAGTTATTATCCATGGCGGTATTGTAGTGAATTAGGAAAACTAGGAGGGATAATAGTTATGAATGAAATTTTAAAGAAAGCAAAAGAACGGGTTGAACTTTTAGAGAAGCAGGAGAAAAGTGGGAAAATCAAATTATCAGAGTTGAACCCTGGTGATGTATTCCAAACTACAGGTAAAAGAAAATACAAAGTGTTGGAACAGTATGAAAATACCACCAAGATAGTTTCTTTTGACCTTGTAAAAGAAAATGTAAAATTCGGGGATAATGCAGATTATTTAGAGTCTGAATTAAAAGAACTTTGTGACACGGAAATTTTAGCGAATTTTGAAGAGGAATTTGGTGCGGAGAATATTGAAACACATGAAGCAGATCTTATTACGGTCGACGGTCAGAATACAGGCGTTTCGGTGAAATGTAAAATCAGACCTCTTACATTTGATGAAGCAAGAAAATATACGGAATTAACTCCGAACAAAAAACTTAATGACTGGTATTGGACATGTACATCTTGGTCAACAAAAGAACGCGGATGGAGTAGCGTTGCCGTTGTTTCCTCCTCGGGTTTCGTCAGCCGCAATGTCTGCTTCCTTGTCAACGGTGTTCGCCCAGTTTGTATCTTAAAATCTAATCTCTTTGTATCTAAAGTGGAGGAATAAAAATGAAAAAAGATTTGAAATATTTTGAGACAGAAATAAAAAGAATTACAGAGGAATTCGAGGATTACAAAAAGAAACACATGGGCACTCCGAAACCCGGGGAAGTGGTTGAAATTTCCGGTATGGAATGGATAATACTGGACAAGCTTCTGGATGGATATTTTGCAATTTTAAATAGTTTTTATGGTAAAACAAGAATGTTTGATTCAGATTCCAGCAATTGGAAAGAAAGTTCTTTAAGAGAAGAATTAAACACATCATTTTTAGAAAAAATTAATACGCCTTTCGATGGAAATGCAGTTGTTGAATTTGACCGTAACCTGTTGGCATTGGACGGGCAGACTGAATATGGAACTTGTAGAGATAAGATTTCACTCTTAACCGTGGATGAATACAGAAAATACAGGAAATATTTGCCAAATATGGATAAATGGTGGTGGCTTATTACACCATGGAGTACACCTTACAATGATTATTTTAAGAGCGTAGCTGTTGTTTCCTCCTCGGGTTACGTCGACTACGGTAACTGCTACGATGTCTGCGGTGTTCGCCCAGTTTGTATCTTTTCCTCTTCAATCTTTGAATCAGACGAGGATTAATAATGGCAAATGAAGATTTACAGGTGATAATAAAAGCCAAGCAGTTAGCAAAGCACACGCTTATAGTAACCAGTAACGCGAGGAGATATCCTAAGAAATTCAGATTTTCTTTAGTTGATAAAATGAAGAACAAATCGCTCGAAATACACGCTAAGCTCTTTGAAGCCAATCGAACAAATTTGAAAGATTATAAGAGAGAAAGGCTAGAATTACAGACAAAAGCAATTACATATTGTGATGAACTTCTCTTTTATATAGAGCTTTCATACGAGCTTAATATCATTAATTCGGGAAGTATGGAGACATGGTCGAAAATGGTTACAGATATTAAGCATATGGCGATTGCTTGGAGAACAAAAGACAGAAACAGATGATTTTTATAGGTTATGCGTTGTAGAGCCGTTGTTTCCTCCTCGGGTAACGTCAACAACAATAACTGCAACAATGACAACGGTGTTCGCCCAACCTGTATCACAGGCAGACAGAGTAAGCAGAAAGCTGAAATCCGAATAGATACAAGCAAATGCATAACCTTTCCGCAATGGATAAATATAAAGGAACAAAATAAATGGATAAAGAAATTGTGGCAAATTTTGAAAACTTGTATTCATCTTACAAACGAGTTAAGGCAGATAAGAAATTCAATTCCGGCACTGCCAGGTTTTCTATTATGGCGTTGGAAGGAATCCAAACATTGAAGGAACAATTGGAAAATCAAACGTATTCCATAGCACCGTATAATAAATTCAAAATATATGAGCCGAAAGAACGCATCATAGAATCGTGTTCTTTCAAAGACAAGACGGTACAGAGATGCTTTTCAGACTACATTCTTACGCCGAAATTAAATAATATTTTTATAAAATGGAACACAGCAGGACAAATCGGAAAAGGTCATTATATGGCAATGGATGGTCTGCGAGATCATATGTTGGAATTTTACAGTAAAAATGGTTTAAATGGCTGGATTGTAAAATGCGATATTCGTAAATATTTTTACAGCATAGATCATGAAATCATGAAAGACGTGGTGGATTACTATTTTGATGATGAATTTACAGTATGGTTAAATCATCTATTTATTGACAGCGCCGAAAATCCAGGACTTCCACTTGGAAATCAAGTTAATCAGAAATACGCTTTACTGTTACTGCATTCGTTGGATCAAATGATAACAATTGAATACGGAATACAGCATTACGGAAGGTATAATGATGATTTCTATGTGATTTGTAAAAGTAAAGAAGAAGCCAGAGAAATACTTGAAGCTATCCGGATTATGACCGAAAGCCTTAAAATACAATTGAATACTAAATCACAGATTGTGCCATTTAGAATGGGATTGTGCTATCTTGGCTTTCACCATTATGTAACCTCCGATGGGAAATATATTAGAAAACTTCGAGGAGATAAAAAAAGAAAAACACACAGGAAGATTCGAAATTGGATTAGAGCTGTGAATAATGGCGAAATGACAGAAGAAAAATTTCAAGAAAAATATAATGCGTGTAAAAACAATATGCTGCATGGGAATTGTATTAAATTATGCCACAGCATGGATTTGGATGTTAAGAAAAGAATGAAAAGAGGTGATGAAAAATGTTCATGCGAGTAGTAAACACAGGAAGTACCCATGGAAACTGCTATGTTCTGAAATCAAACACAGGAGAAATACTTCTTCTGGACTGCGGATGCAGATACAAAGACATTCTAAGAGCTATTGATTACAGAACAAGTGATGTTTCTGGCGTATTGCTTAGTCATGAGCATGGAGATCACATCAAATCATTTCGGGAACTGATGAACGCCGGCATTCAGATTTACACCAATGATGAAACCGTGGAACATCTGCAAATCATCACTGGTGAGCTGATGAAAGGTGTTCCAGAGAAAAGACCATTTCGGGTTGGCTCGTTTACAGTAATACCGTTCTATTTGCCACATACTACAAGGGACAAGGATACAGGGCAACTTATTCCGTGTTTCAATTATGGGTATATCGTGGAACATAAAGAGATGGGAAAGCTGTTGTATATGACAGACTTTGAGTTTTGCCGATACAATTTCAAGGCAATGCGACTGAACCACTTAGTTATTGAATGCAACTATTGTGGAGAATTGGTTGACAAAACAGCTGAAAATTACACGCACAGGCTTAGAGGGCATTGTTCCTTAGATACTTGCAAAAGCTTAGTAAATACGAACCATACGGCAGCATTACGGACGGTAACATTGGTGCATTTGAGTAATGAAGCAGCTGACCCGGAACAGATTTTGAAGGAGATAAAAGAAGAGGTGGTTTGGGAGGATGCGCTGGTGCAGATTGCAGCACCTGGACTTGAAGTTAATTTGGACTTATGTCCGTTTTGAAAGGAGAAATAGATGGTATCAATTGACTTAAAAGATTGGAAAGAAGTAACAAAAGGAATTTATGTAAATCCAATTTCTGCAAACGCAGCTTATGAAATCCATATTAAATACTGGGATATGAAAACAGATATTCTTTCCGCAAATGCAGAACTTTATATTGTAGGAGATTGGCACAAAAAAGATGGAAGAAACATCAGAGAAAGGGAAATACTGCTTGATTCTGCATCTGTTATGGCTTGCCTTGGAAAAGCGATTGAAGATGATAAGGAAAACAATTCGACTGAATGATTGAAAGGAGAAATTTGATGAAACTGTATTTTTACATTCTGGACACGGACAGAAAAACAGATAAATGGAATATTTGTCTTGAAGAATGTGAAGTAATAGAAAAACCGAAGACATACAAACCAGTAACTAAATTCCCTGACGGAATCTACTGTTCGTATATAAAAAAAGAATCAATAGGCAATTTCATTAGCGAATACAGCAAAGTGGTTGTACTAGATGCACCTGATTATCAAAAAGCAAAAGAAGTATTTTTAAAAAAATACGATAATGAATTAAACACGCTAAGAGAAAGAATTAATTTCTATGAGGAACTTAAATCAGCGGTTGAAGCAGGAGAGGAGAACTGTAAATGAGCGTATTCAGCGTACCAGTAACGATTGGTATTAATGAGGAAGAAATTGCCAAGGAAATCCGTAAAAATGTTGAGGACAGGGTAGTTGAAAAAATTACCAAAGAAATAAAAGGAGTTATTTATAAAAAAGAGTTATATGGTAGTAGAGAAACCAATGAGCCGTTGTGTAGGATGATACATTCTCATATTTCTGAGATACTAGAAAAAAATGAAAGCGTGATCGTACAGGAAGCGGCAAAAGCCTTAGCAGATAAGATGATTAAAACCAAGGCTGTGAAAGAAGCAATAAAAGAAACTATTGAGAAAGTAAAGGAGGATTAATCAATGAAAATCTTCTTAAAAACACTTGACAAACTGAAAAAGCCAGAACTTTCCGAACAGGAATGTAAGTACGATAAAGGATGGAATGATGCAATCAAAAAAGTTGAAGAACTGATTTGTTCCTACAGTCCTGCGGATATGTGGATTCCAACAGAAGTGAAGTTACCGCCAGAACCAGATGTGAGAGAAAGCCCAGAAGATAGGATAAAATACAACGTTACCATAAAAGATGCCGAGTTACCAACAAACCTTACATATTTAGGCGGCGGAAGATGGGGCATGGTAAAAAAACACGGAATTGCATATTACCCAGTTATTGCATGGCAGCCAATGCCACCAGCCTACAAACCAGGGAGGTAACACCATTGGAAATTACAATCGGGATTTGTGCAGAGGAAATCAAAGAAATCATTGTTGAGCACATCAAAACAAAAGGATTCAACGTAACGGAAGATGATATTTCCTTTGTTATAGGGAAAGAAGAAATTGTAACAGGGAATACAAAGAAAATCAAACACGCACTTATTAGATGCGACATTCAGATTGAGAGGTGATAAATTGTGAATATTGTTATTCTTTCTGGAAGATTAACTGCTGATCCAGATATCAGAATGGGAACAAATGATACCAAAATTGCAAGATATATTTTGGCTGTCGAGAGAAGAGTGAAAAAGAATACAGAAAGAAAATCTGACTTTATTACTTGTGTATGCCTTGGAAAAAATGCAGAATTCGCAGAAAAATATCTTAAAAAAGGCACGAAAGTAAATGTACGTGGAGAATGGCAGACTGGAAGCTATACGAACAAAAATGGCGAAAAAGTTTACTCAAATGATTGTCTTGTTGCAGAACATGAATTTGCAGAAAGAAAGAGCCAGTCACCGCAAGCACAGGAAACAGACACACGACCAGTACCGCCGCCAGAACCCAGTTTCATGGATGTGCCGGATTTAGGCGGTATGGAAGATGAATTTCCGTTTAGTTAGGAGAAAAAAATGAAATTTATAGATTTTTTCGCAGGAATCGGAGGATTCCGAAAAGGAATGGAATTGGCGGGGCATAAGTGCATTGGCTTTTACGAATTTGATAAATTTGCTACTGCGAGTTATATCTCAATGCATTTGCTGACAGACGAGCAGCGAAAAGCATTAGAAGATATTCCTATCAAGCAGAGACAGAAAGAAATATTAAAGGAGGAATATAGAAATGGAGAATGGTATGCAAATGACATTCGAAGAGTGTATGCCGGAGACATTCCGAGAGCAGATTGTTGGTGCTTCGGATTCCCTTGCCAAGACATCTCGGTCGCAGGAAAACAAGTCGGATTTCAAGGAAACCGTTCAAGCCTGTTTTTCAGAGTTATGTACCTTGTCGGACAGCTCGAAGAAGAAAATAAACCCACTTACCTTTTCATTGAGAACGTTAAGAATTTGCTTAGTGTTAATGGAGGATGGGATTTCGCCAGACTGCTCATTGAAATGGAGCGGGAGGGGTATGATGCAGAATGGCAAGTGCTCAACTCCAAAGATTACGAAGTGCCACAAAACCGGGAACGGTGTTTCATTATCGGACATCTTAGAGGGAGAAGTACCTCAAAAATATTTCCTATCGAAGGAACAGACGGAGAAAATAGTGTTCAAATAATTGCACATAAAGACGGATATAGAAGAAATACACAAGTATTTTCACCTGACGGAATAACTGAAACTCTTGATACGGGTCAAGGCGGTGGGCGAGGACATCACGTAGCTTTGCAGTGTTTCATAGATTTGAGCTATCAAGAATCGAAGTCAACAGACATAGCAAGATGCTTGAAAGCCAGATACGATAACGGAGTTTCCAACTTAAGGGCCGACAAGAGTAGTGTTGCTGTAAAAATCATGAACAAGGATTACAGGTATAAACACGAGGCAATTCATGACACAAGTGGATGTGGAAGTACATTAATGGCAAGAGATTATAAGGACGCACAAAGAGTTGCAATTCCAGTATTGACACCAGATCACGCTGAAAAACGTCAGAATGGAAGAAGATTCAAAGATGATGGTGAGCCGATGTTTACACTTACAAGTCAAGACAGACATGGCGTAGCCGTTGAACCAATCGGGATACCGAGAAATGTTCGCACGGAATACGGAAAAGAAATTCGTAAAGATTACGAAGATGGGAAAATAGATATTTCCAGACATGAATTTCTTGCTAATGAAATCAGAGAAGATGGAATTGCAAATACATTGTCTACTGTCCATAAATGTAATCAGCTTGCGGTAAAAGTAGCAGAAGCAACTAAACAGGGATATTCGGAGTGCAGAGTCGGTATTGATACAGTGAATTTATCAGTCCCAGGAAGTAAAACCAGACGTGGAAGAGTCAGAAAAGAAGTTGCCAATACGCTAGATGCAAGCTGTAATCAAGGGATATTTGTTCAAGTGTCGGAAAAATTGGTTGTATATGCAGTTTGGTATGAGAAATATCAGTGCTACATAGCAATCAGAAAATTGACACCGAAAGAATGCTTTAGACTACAAGGGTGGTCTGATGATTATTTTGAAAAAGCACAGTTCGTAAATTCTGATAGCCAGTTATACAAGCAGGCAGGAAACGGTGTTACTGTTTCGGTAATCAAGGCAATTGCAGAGAAATTAAAAATTCCTTGTGAATCAGATTGAAAAGGGGTGATGCCGGGTGGATTATAGTAGAGTTTTCGCTATGAAGCGAGAACGAGAGAATCGAATAAAAAGGATATGTCCAAGCATTCCATATTCTAGTGGTATATACGTATTTTACCGAACTGACGAAGCCGGAATAAATCGAGCGTATTGTGGACAGGCAGTCAACCTTTGCGAGAGATGTGCGAGCCATTTAGGGGAATACGATCACATAGCATTAAGCCTTAAAAAGCATAAGTTTTACAGTGAAAGTAATCCTACTGGTTGGAAACTTTCATATAGAACATGTAGAAAGGATGAACTTGACCAGAAAGAAATTGAAACAATCAAGGCTTTTGCAGATAAAGGCTTCCAGATGTACAACGTTACAGCTGGTGGCCAGTCAGCTGGAAAGCAAGTAACAGGGCAATATAAACTGCCCAAGACATACAGACAGGGAATCCAACAAGGGAAAATAACCCTTGCAAGGGAACTAAAACACATCATTGATACTCACTTAAACGTATCAATCAGACCAGAAAAAGCAAATAACAAAGTATCTATTAAGGCGTTGGAAAAATTCAACGAATTACTCAATGAAGAAAATTATCACTGATTCTAACACACCAGTAGTTCTACTGGCTAAATTCCAAAGATAAAAAATAAAAAAATGAATAGAGGTGAGTTTTGTGTCAGAAAACACAAACGAATGCGTAATTGAGTGGATTCCAGGAAGAGATTATGTAGGGCTTAGTGCTAAGAATGGGAGTACCTGGAAAAACAGATGCGAGGAATTAGAAAAGGAATTTCCAGATGATGTGAAAATTCTTGCCAGAAATAATGATGGATCTATTTTCGCTCACTTACCATATTCCTACATTAAAATCAACCCACCGAGAAAATATTCCGATGAAGAGAAAAAGAAAGCTGCGGAAAGATTAAATAAAATGCGTGCAGAAAAAAGTAATACTGCGGAAGAAGAGCCGTTTTGCGTATGAATTACCGCCAGAGGAAATATAATGAGGGGCAATCTTCCAGAAATGATATTTACAGATTTCTTGTCAAGTATTTTGAGAAACACGGATATATGCCTTCTTATGAAGAAATTATGGATGGAACAGACCTCACAAAGTGTACCGTCCAGAGACATATGCGGCAATTGGAAATGGATTCTCTGATTGCCACAGAACATCCGGGAGTATCAAGAGCGTACCGTTTGACGGAATACAGATACGAAAGGAAGAAACATGGGAAGCAAATTAAAGATGAAAGCACCAAAGAAAAATAGGGTGTTGGAATGCGATAATCAAATGTCACAGGCATTCGCCAGAGCCATGCAGAACTCACGTAAAGAGTTGGAAATCATGCAAGATCAAGCCTATAACGATGGATTCAATACTGGTGATGACTGGGCAAATACGATCAATTCCGTAACTATGATGCTGGCATTAAGAAAACTGCATGGATTTTCAACCAAAAGACTTTTGGAAGTGATTAATTGTGCAAATGAGTTTGTAGGACAAGCAAACCGTGGCGAAAGAAGCTTTATGAGCATGGTTGAAGAGTTGGAATCTGAAACAGATGTAAGAATCCCGGATTTGAATAAAGAATTGGTCAGAAGATTTGGAGCGTAAATAAATGGTTAAAGGAGGATAAATAATGAGCGAAATTAAATTCAGCGATGGAATACCAGAAAGAGAAAGGCGTTCCAGCACAAGCATTTATCCAGAAGAATTGTTGGATAAAAAATGTGGTGGCTGTGTAAGATGCGAGCCAAGAAAAAGAAAAGGCGAAACAGGATATCGTTGCATAATACAGCCGTACACCAAAGACATTTCACCGGAAGATAAAGCTTGTGTCATTTACTGGGACAAAGAAGAGGAAAAGAAGTACCAAGCGTTAAAGACGCAGGACGAAGAAAGCCGAAGAAAAGAACTCTGGAACATCTATTCGAAGCGAGAGCCGATAAAACTCCCAATCATAAATGATGGTTACGGAATAATTCCAGAATGTCCTATTTGTGGAGAGATGCCGTACAGCACTAAGCAGTGCCACTGGTGCGGTCAGAGGTTTATTCAAGATAAAGAAGTAGAAGAATACGAAAAGCCGCTGACAAAAGAGGTAACGTGTTTTTCATGCGGTAGAAAGGTAATGGCAAATGTAAGTAAGTATAACGGACACATTAGTTATCATTGCCAGTGCGGAACAAATTTTATCGAATAAGGAGGACACAAAATGAAATTCAAAAGTAACGCTAAGTATAACGAAGAGCCAAAAACCGGGAGTGTTTTCACTTTGAAATACAATTCTTTAGGAATCGTTATCCACAAATACGTTGGTTGCGGAGATGCACTGTTTCTCAACTGTAGTGCATTGGATATTTTCAATTGCAATCTCGGAACAGAGGATTTTAACGAAGCTGTCAGCAAAGCGAAAGAAGTTGTCATGCGTAAAGTTAAGAAAATCAGAGAAGATGCTTACAGATTCTATTCAGATAGTAACATTGAACTTGATAGATATTAGGAGGACGCAAAATGTTAATCAGAAGTCAGGATAAAACAGCACTGGTAAAGTTTGAAAACATTGTAGTTAATCTAAAACTCCCAGATTCATTGAATGTTATATGTTGGAGTTTGCAGGATGCACAGAGAAGTGGAGGATATTTTATTTTAGGAGAATATTCCACCAAAGCAAAAGCCATGAAAGTACTGGACATGATTCAGGAAGCCTATGGAGATTCGGAATACACAAAATATGTAATTCCAGAAGTATGTAGGATATTAAGTATGAAGCCAAAAACGGAAGAAAACAAAGCACATGCTGGAGAACTTGGAGAAATGCTCAAAAAAGGAATGACGTTCCAGATGCCAGAGGATAGCGAGGTGGAAGTATGAAGTACAGAAAGAAGCCAGTTGTAATTGATGCAGTACAGTGGACTGGTACAAATAAGTGGGAAATATTTGATTTTCTGACAAATAATAATTGCCCGGAGGAGTATATGACATCTGATTTCCCGATTGTATCTGATAACTTCTATATCGACAAATGGAAGGTTCCGGGTGGATTGGTTATTAAGACACTTGAGGGCGAACATCTGGCGAATATTGGTGACTATATCATCCGTGGTGTTCACGGTGAATTTTATCCATGTAAACCAGATATATTCAGAAAAACTTATGAGGAGGTGGAAGAATGAGCCATATCAAAGACAGACTAAATCAGTACAAGGATAAATATTCAGACTGCTACAAATACGCTGGGGTGTATGTCAAAGTTATTCAGGATATGATTGAGCAGCTTCAAGACGATCTGGAACAGGACGAGAAAGAAAATGGTTGGATTCCGGTCAGTCAGAGATTGCCAGAGAAAGACGGAAGGTATCTGGTGACGTTTAAGAACGGAATAAAAGTTTGTATGGTAGGATATGGCTCTTGCATGAGAACTGCACTAGGATATCCAATTGGACATGGCTGGTATAGCTTGGAAGAAGCGCAATATTATGCGGAGGATAGTATTATTGCATGGATGCCACTTCCGGAACCGTATAAGGAGGATTGACAATGACAAATGAGACGAAAAGGAAAAGAATTTCCAAATCTGTGAGAGAACAAGTGTACAAGAAATGTCATGGACATTGTGCATATTGTGGATGCTTGCTTGACTATAAAGATATGCAAGTAGACCATGTAATTCCACTAAGAGTAGGTGGGAACGATGACATTTCGAATATGCTTCCAGCATGTAGAAGCTGCAATCATTACAAAGCCGCTCTTGATTTAGAACAGTTCAGAGAATATGTACATCAGATTCCCAAAAGATTAAAGAGAGATAGCATTCCATTTCAAGTCGGATTCAGATTTGGAGTAGTAAGTTGCCAGACAGAGCCAGTTAAGTTTTATTTCGAGGAGCAGGAGGACAAGTAATGAGACTGATTGATGCTGATTTATTGAAAAGAAATATAACAAAATGGTTGAAACCATCTAAACCGGATGAAACAGAAATGATAGAGGTTGCAGATGCTCTTGTTAGTACGATGATGGAAATTGACGAGCAGCCGACAGCTTTTGATGTGGACAAGGTTATTAGTGAATTGAAAAGAGATAAATTCATCGAATCCGAATGTATCTTATCCGATGTGCATCAAGGATACAATGCTGGACTGAGCAGGGCGATAGAAATTGTGAAAGGCGGTGGAGTTGAATGAGCAAATCAGTATTAGTGATGAATACACCAGAGAATTGCTATGATTGCCAATTCGGAACTGAATACTGCGGAAATCTTGAATACGAGGGGTTGTGTGAATTAGCTGACTGCTTAGATCATGATGTGATTCTGATGACAGAAGAGCATTATGATTGCGAAAGTAAATCAAGACCTGATTGGTGTCCATTGAAGTCATTGCCGGATAAAATGACCGGAGTAGCTCAAACAGATCACTGGAACAGCATAAAAGCAGGTTGGAATGGTTGTATTGATGAGATTACAGGAGGTGAAGTAGATGGAAAAAATAATAATTGACGATATGATAAAGGCACTTAAATGCATTGCCAGCCAAGATACTGAGGGTGATTGCTATGCAGACCGAGAAAACTTCATTCATATGGAGGATGACAAGCATAAACGTCTTGTCTGTGGAACTGGCGAGAATTTAAAAGATTATATCAGTGGAAGGGAAGCAGTGGCATGTCCGTATAACCAGAATGAATATGGCTGTTGCTTTGAAGATGGGGAATTATATTGGCTGGAAGATGTTGCAGAACTGTTAGAAGAACTGAAATCCTACAAAGATTTAGAAGACCAGGGCTTGCTTGTGAGATTGCCGTGTAAGGTTGGAGATACAGTGTATGATATTGTAGGAAAACCTCTTAGAATTGTAGAACACAAAGTGGATGCTTTTCATATTGATAAAAAAGGCTTTCATTTACAAATTATTAACGGAGTTTTAGAAAAGAAGCAAGAAGCAAAGGTTTATTTTTCTCGTGAAGAAGCTAAACAGAAGTTGGAGGAGATGAAGAATGGCAAGAAATAGATATCCAGGAACATGTTATTGTTGTGGTGAATATGTACCCACTGGGTTTGGGCATTTTGAGCGATACCGAGGTCATTGGAGAATTAAATGCGTAAAGTGTGCAAGTGGAAGGCCTGTGAAAAGTACAGACATGGAAGTCAAAAGAGCTATCAAGCTAAGAGAGAAAGCAGAGGAGATGAAGAAGTGAAACCAGAAGAAACAAGAGACATTCTTTCTGATATGAGAGATCAGCATTTGCAGTTCATTGACGGAGTCGAAAATACTGGGACATGGGGCGAAAAATTTCTAAAAGAAGCATGGGCGTGTGATTCTGGAGCAAAGGCTCTTGCCGGATTAATCACAGGGATAAAGATTAATAAAGGTGTTATCGCAGAAAGTATTTTGCATTACGGCAAAAATAATCAAAGTACAGTCTGTATGGAAGAATGCGCCGAACTCATCCAGGCAATTAGCAAGGCAAAACGCGGAAAAATCGACCGTGATAACATGATAGAAGAAATTGCAGATGTGTTAATCTGTATCGAAATGTTAAAGCAAATGTACATGATTTCCGATGAGAAAATTAATAAGTGGATTGAGAAGAAACAGGCGAGAGAAGCAGAAAGAATTAGTCAACATGAATTATTATAGCTACATTTGGAGGTATGAATATGGCGATTCCAAAAAGACGAAAATTATCCAAAGAAGAACGTATGAAAGTGTATGAAAAATGACAGGGACATTGTGCTTATTGCGGTTGCACGTTGGAATATAAAGATATGCAAGTAGATCACGTAAAGCCTGTGTATCGTGGCGGCGAGGATGATATTTCCAATATGCTTCCTGCGTGTCGTTCTTGCAATCATTACAAATCAACTTTAAAACCAGAAGAATTTAAAAAATATCTTTCTGGGATTCCCAAAAGACTTATGAGGGATAGCATTCCGTTTCAAGTCGGAGAAAGGTTTGGAATTGTTAGAATTGTTACAGATGATGTGACTTTTTATTATGAAAAAATCAAAAATAAAAATAGAAATAGGGAGGACTAATCATGAACAAGAAAGAAATCGCAGAGATTAAGAAGCAGTTTACACCAGCAAATTGTTCCATTACACGTATTTGTGGTTGTTATGTGGATGCAGAAAAAAATAAGAAAACCAAAATTAAAGAAGCTTTCCTTTCCCTTCCAGAGGAAGAAATGTTTAAGTATTTTGACATTTTCAAGAAAACCATGTCTGGCAGACTTGGGAAAAACCTTATGAACCTTGATTTTCCATTAGCACAGGAAAAAGAGGGTGGAACGCAGGAATTTCTTATGCGGATCAGAGCAAGTAAGCTTAAAGATGATGAACTTTTGGACGAGTTTTATGATAAATTGATTGAAAGTTATGATTATCACGAAAATTACTACATAATTCTCATTCATGCAGTATATGACATTCCCGGAAAAGCTTCTGATGAAACTGAAATGCACGATGCTTCAGAAGAAATCTATGAACACATTCTGTGCAGCATTTGCCCGGTGAATCTTTCAAAGGCAGGTCTTAGCTATGATGTGGCTGAAAATAACATCAAAGACAGAATTCGTGATTGGGTAGTCTCAAGACCGGAAACAGGATTTTTATTCCCGGTATTTAATGATAGAAGCACTGATATTCATGGAACCTTGTATTTCAACAAAAACACAAAGAATATTCATCCATACTTCATCGAAAATGTTCTTGGCACGCCAATTCCACGTATACCCGGCAATGAGATCAATGTCTTTTCAGATTTTATCATGGACAATTTCGAAGGAAATACAACATTCAATTTCACTGAAAGCCTAATTGAATCTTTGCAGGAAGTAAGAGAACAGAAGAAAGACAGCCCGGAGATGATAACCGTGTCATGTGATGAAATGGAACAGATTTTTGGATATTGCGGAGTTCCATACGAGAAGTTGTCGGATTTCAAAGAAAACTGGGAAATGTATTTCAGTAATGAGCCTGTTTCCCTTGACAATATCCACAATTCAAAAACTGCAAAAATTGTAACACCAGATGCAACAATCTGCATCCAGACAGATAAAATTGCTCTGATTGAACTGAAAGAAATAAATGGTGTTCCATCCCTTGTAATTCCGGTAAATGGAGAACTGAAAATCAATGGAATTGAAGTTGAATTAAGATAAACACTTTTGAAAAAGCCAGGAATTGGAGAAAGGAATTTCAAAATTGGCAAGCGATGTAAAATGGATAAAAATATGTTCAGATATTTTTGACGATGAAAAAATAATGCTGATTGAAAATTTACCAAGTGCAGACAGCATTATCGTAATATGGTTCAAATTATTATGCTTAGCCGGGAAAAATAACAACAGTGGTGTTTTTATTTTAAACGATAAAATTGCATATACAGATGAAATGTTGGCAACAGTATTTAGAAGAGACATTAATACAGTTCGATTAGCGTTAAAAACATTTGAAAACTACGGAATGATTGAAATTGTTTCCGGTGTTTACACAATTCCGAACTGGGGAAAATATCAAAATCTCGATAAAATCGAGCAAAAAAGCCAGTATATGAGAAATTATATGCAAGAATATCGAAAAAAGCAGAAAGACAAAATAGAGTGTAAAACTAACAGTAAACTTTACGGTAAAGCTAACAGTAAAACTAACGTTAGTTCGGCAGAAGTATATAATAAAGAACTAGATAAAAAAGAATTAGATAATAAAGAAAAAGAAATAGAAGAAGAGAATGATTTAATAGTATCTAAAGATACTATTCGTCAGACTGACGTCCAACGAATCATTAATGAATGGAATACTCTGGAAGAATTTGGCATTACTCCTGTAAAAAGAATGACACCAAAACGAGAACAGGCAGTGAAAGCTAGAATCCGTCAGAACTGTGTTGAAGATATTCTGGAAGCGATTGAAAATATTCGCCATAGTAGTTTCTTGCAAGGGCAAAATAAAAATGGCTGGATGGTTACGTTTGACTGGTTCTTAAAGCCTGGAAATTTTGCAAAAGTATTTGAAGGGCAATACGCAGACAAGTCTACGAATAGACCGTGCAGCTATATGGAGAAAATTCAAAACAGAGTAAGCGAGGTGGATAATTGGGTATGACAAGGGAAGAATGGGCGGTACTGGTAAAGGCAATGAAAGCTGTGTACACTTCTCCATCATTTCTTCCAGATCAGAATGCTTTTGATACATGGTACGGACTTTTGAAAGACCTAGATTACAAGCTTTTAAGTTTTGGGTTAAAGAAATATATGCAGACAGAATGTAAAGAGCCTACAATAGCTGCATTACGGCAATGCGCGCAGAGCCTTATGCTTCAAAAAGAAGAACTGAACGAAACAGAAGCATGGGAAATGGTGCGCAGAGCCATTCAAAGCTCTGCATTATATGCAGAAACGGAGTTTGATAAGCTCCCAAAAATCATCCAGAAAGCGGTATCAAGCCCGGCACAGCTTAGAGAATGGGCGGTATCTGAAAATGTGGATGGTACATGGTGGAGTGTAGTTCAGTCAAATTTTCAAAGGACGTATCGGGCAGAAGTGCAGAGAGAACAGGAACGAAGAAAACTAAGTCCAGACCTTTTAAAAATTATAGATTCTGCCAGATTGGGAGGTGTGGAAAAATGCCAGATAGAAAACCATGGAGAGAATTAAAAAGCACTGAAATTATAGGCTTAAAGCGGAGACAATGCTCAAAATGCGACTATTACAGCAAGAGCGAAAATGCATGGAGTACAAATGCAACCTGTGATTATATCTTGATCGAAGAACATAGCAGAGGATGTGATCCGAGGGATTGTGTTAAAAATGGTATATTCAAGAAGAAAGTGAGAGGAAAGTCAAGAGTAAAGCGAGTGATTCTATGAGGAAGATAAGCGAAATGTATAAGCGATCTGGCGGTACAGCTTATCAGCATACCTGTTCGGAATGCAGATTCTTCCGTGGTGGTAAGCATCCGCGGTGTTTACAATACGAACTGGAAATTGATTGGAACCCAGATTATATAGCTTGCAAATTTTACAATCTGGAAGAATCTCAGATTGATGGACAGGTCAATATATTTGATTTGTTGTGAAACGTGATAATTGTGTACTTAAAATAGTGCAGAATCGTTCAAAAGAGAATAATGGTAGAAATTATAGGGCATACAAAAGATAAAGAAAAACAGCGCTTAAAACGAGATAATTATATGGAGGGACAATTAATGGAAAAAGCTATATTGTATGCCATAAACGAAAGAATGTTCTCACTTGGTCTGATAGATGAGAAAACAAGAGATAAAATTAAAGCTGAAATCAGCATTAGAAAGTAACGAAAATGTATTGAGTGGAGTTATATGAGGTGTTATACTTTATATGATTCCACTCCCTGTTTATTAAGGGAGAAATGCACTATGAATATTTATTATGTCAGAGAAAAATTAAGAAATTGCTCTATTTACGACATTGAACTAAATGTTGCTTATTATGCCAGGGTTTCTACTGAAAAAGTTGAACAGCAAGCATCCATTAAGCACCAGGAGGAACATTTTGAAGAGCTGATACATTCTAACAACAGATGGAAGTTTGCTGGTTCTTACATTGATGATGGTATTTCTGGAATACATGCGGATAAAAGAGAAGAATTTCAAAGAATGCTCAGAGATGCAAAGCTCGGAAAAATTGACATGATTATTACGAAAGAAATTTCAAGATTTGCACGAAATACTCTTGACAGCATCCAATATACCAGGGAATTGTTATCTTACGGCGTATGCGTGTGGTTCCAAAATGATGGAATTAACACTATTGATGATGATAGTGAGTTCAGACTTACTATTATGGCTGGGGTAGCGCAGGACGAAATCCGCAAGCTTTCTTCAAGAGTAAAATTTGGACACGCACAGTCAATCAAAAATGGTGTTGTTCTCGGGCACAGAATGTATGGATACTCAAACAATCAAGGAAAACTCGAACTGGTTCCAGAAGAAGCGGACATGGTTCGAATGATTTTTCAAGATTACGCTTCCGGAATATCTACGCCAAGAATAGAAAAAAAACTCTGGGATATGGGATACAGAAGTTTCAAAGGTGGGAAAATCAACCGGGATGTCATAAAAAATATTATTCGGAATCCAAAATACAAAGGATACTATTGTGGAGGAAAAGTAAAGGTTGTCGATATGTTCACCAAGAAACAAGAATTTCTTCCACAGTCAGAATGGATAATGTTTAAGGATGATGGTTCCAGAGTACCGCAGATCATTGATGAAACTACCTGGGAAAAGGCAAACGCATATTTAAGAGAGCGTGGAGAAGCTATAAAATCAAGAAGAACCTCTTTTAAAAACGAAAATATTTTCACTGGAAAACTTTTCTGCGCAAATGACGGAGCTCCATACTGGATGAAGCAGCATTATATTCGAGGAAAAGAAGATGTTCGATGGGTATGCAGTTATAAGATAAAAAACGGAGCAGCTTCATGTGATTCATTTGGACTGGCAGAATCAGAACTGAAAGAAATAATTGCAGAATTGATAAATAAATCTTCTGAAAACATTGATAGCATTTTGGAGGAATATTTTGAAATTTTGCAGTCCTCGATCAAAAACATTCCAGACAATAAAAACGAAATCTCACGACTTGAAAAACAGATTGATCTGTTAAAACAAAAACGTGAAAAAATACTGGAATATAATCTGGATGGAAAAATATCTGATGATGAATTTATTTCAAGAAATAAAGAATACGTGAAGCAGATAAAGCAGATTGAGAGCCATATTCTAGAAATCCAAAATACCAAAAGTCCAGAGCCAGTAGAAATACAATTAAGTGCTATTAAAGAACAGCTAGAAAAGTTCAAAGGCGTTACTCCACAAGATATTAACAGACAGATTGTTAATGAACTTTTTGAGAAAATTACCGTTGAACCGTTGGCGGTTACATGTGCAACACTGACATTTCAATTAAGGTCTGGAGGCCTTGAAAAATGGGGGTTTCCCTTGTGCCGTTCTGACGATATGATTTTAACTCTACATTCAGAACAACACAAGATATTTAGTAGGAAAACTTGCATTAAGACACAAGATATGGTATTTTTCAAATATAAGTACCTTTTAGCACTATAAGAGAAAAAATGGGAGTGGAATCAATGATACATACAGCTTATGACGTAATGAAAGAGTTTTTAATCACGGATGCAGACCTCGATGGCAAGTACGAAATCCCGAAAATTCCAAAGACTTTTATCCATCCTGGAAAAGATACTGTAGACTTTGCGGAGAGCTTTAGCCGGAATATTAAGAACCACCGGGAACTGGATGTAAATTTCTATGTGGACGATGTACAGTTTCAAAGATTATGGAATCAGCCAGACAAGTACATGGAGCATTTAAAATGTTTTCATGCAGTCATTATGCCAGATTTCAGCATATCGGTTGGAAAGAATGGAATGCCGTTGGCTATGTGCTTGTGGAACAAATACCGCAATCATGCGTTGGCACATTATATGATCTTGAATGATATTTCAGTAATTCCGAACGTAAGCATATTACCAGAATACTGTTTGGACTGGTGCTTTGATGGACTGCCGGAGGGAAGCACAGTTGCATGTTGCACCAATGGAAGAGTAAAGAGCAAGGCAGCACGGTTGGAATTTTGCGTTGGTTTCAAGGAAATGGAACGCAGATTGAAGCCACTGCGAGTTATCATTGTGGGAATAATCCCGGAATAGCTGGAAACAGATACAGAAATTATAAACTTTGAAACTAGAAACCAGAAGATTAACAAGGAGGGCGTGAATGGGAACAACGACTGATAATTACCAGAGAAAGAAGAAACTTTCCAAGTCCCAAATGAAGAGGACGGAACGTTTAGAGAAATCATCCCACAGAAGATACGGAACACGGAAGAAAGAAGGATTAAATAAATTGTGAATTTTGAATCATTCAGAACTTTACGCTATAGAAATATTTGTGCAAAATTAAAATTTAAGTGGTAACTAGAAAATGCGAGAATTTTTCTGGTTGCCACTTTTTTTCTAGATTTCCTTGATTTTCGGCTTCCAAAATAATGTTAGAATTTAGGAATCATCCACAAGTTAGTTGCAACTATTGAAGCCTTTAACAGCTGCGGTTTTTCCGTTGCTACAAACCAACAAGGGACAGCACCGGGAACCGATACCACGCCGAACCGATGAAGCCGGGAATCTGCCGGGAACAATTGAATACCAACAAAGCCGACCGTCAGCCGTAGCCCTGACAGATCAGAAACAACAGCCCACAGATAATAGATCATAACAGCAAATGGCATATAATGCAGTAATAAAAATACAATAATACTCTTGCAAAATAAGCCTTAAATTGTTTGTAACGTATTCAGCCTATACTTATCGACTACAATTATAAAACGCCTTAAAACGGCAAATACGGCGTTATACAAGCATATCACAATATAGTTGTATAGCCCTAATTGTTATATAGCCCGGTCAACTGCGACAGATCACCGCAAAGCCGGAACGCATAAGCGGACACAATGCGCCCATTGAAAAGGTACACAAATAAAGCATAGCCGCACATAGCTATACAAGGCTATTATACATCTATAGTCACAGACAGTCAATAAACCATGTAAGACACTATAAAGCGTTTTAAAGGCTTACAAACGGCTTATAATGAAACAGTGGAACAAATCCACACTAACAGAACAAAAAGCCATTTATGGCTAAAATAGCGCGTTAATTGTTTGACTTATGGTATTAACTTTACAAGGTGCATCTGGCAGAATGCCAAAAAACCGCTTGCACGCCGTGAACGTGCCGCCAGGCTGGATACCGGGAAACGGTGAAAACTATTTGAAAATAAGGTTTTTTAACTTTTCAGCCGTAAAACTATCAAGAATATCATAAATATATGTTTTCAATAAAATTGTGTGTTCACTTAAAAAATAATCTGTAAAATTTTCGAGATCGTCACAGAATTGCTTTTGATTAAGGGAATAAAATTCATCAATCAATTTGTTTTCAAGTTCTTGTGAAAATTCATCGTACAAAGAAATATTGTACTTTCCCGCAAATTGGATATATTCACTTTCACCAGTAAATAAAAAGTGCAAGATTTCTGTTTCCGGGCCTTTTTCGCAAATATCATTAATGTATTGATACAGGCTTTTATTTTCTAAAGCTTTGTTATTATCATCAAATACTTTATAATTATCAAAAAAATGCTTAATAGTTTCATTTACAACGCTTTCCCATTTTTCCATTTTTAACATTATCATATGTATTACCCCCCATTTTATGTTATTATATCATACGCTAAGCCAAAAATAAACAGTACAAAAACTTGCCAGGAATCTTAATCCACTTATTATTTTAAAGTCATTTTTGTAACGCTCGGAAGACTGCGGAAAAATTCCCGGCGGTCGTAATCATCATTAATTTTAAATTGTTTGTCACTTGTGGGGATGATCTCGCCGCCGATAAGCTCCATACAGGAGAGCTGTAAACAGTCCACATTTTTCGTCGATCGGTGCAAGGCGTACCGCATTATAGACCTTTTACCATCCCGGCGCTTTACCGGGGGCATATCCCAATAAGCTAATTTAATAACGCCGGCAGCAACAAACACAAAAATTTCTATTGCTTCTTTTCTGGCTTTTTCTTCGATTGTATCAACTGTGGAAAAGTCGCCGCTTTTTATGGCGGCGATAGTCTGCTTTGGTGTTGGTTTTATAATCTTATTTGTCATTTTTATAACCCTCCATAAGTTTTATTTTTCTTATAACACTTATTCCAAAAATCAACGACTTTTTCCGCTTCTTTTTTTGTGCTGCAAATATTTGCGGAAGTAATACCGGGGTTTTGCAAGGAAAAAATAAGGTTGTCAGATTCAGAAACCCGAAGAACAGAAGCAAGGTTTTTATTGTTTGTGCGTGTTGAAATTGCTATATAATGATATTTCATGTTTAAGCCTCCATTTCTTTATGTGCTTCGTCAAAATCTTCTTCGAGATCGTCCAGTACTTCAGAAATTGCGAGCCCTAATAAGTAACAACGGATTGTTACGTCTGCCCATTCTGCGCCCTTTTCAATAACGTTTATGTTATTCTGCCCTAACTCGTCAAGAGCTTCTTCGAGTAGGCCCCAGTTGTGCGCTATGCTTTCTTCTGCCTTGTAAGCATTGCAATAGTAAGAGCCGCTTGCATTGCCTGTTACGCTGTCTTCTATCCAAAGCTCATCATTTAATTTTTCTTTCAGTTCTTCCAGGCTGTCAAAGTCTGTGAAATTAATTTCATTATCAATATAATTTTTAACGTCTTCTTTTACTGCTTCCAGATAATTGTATTTTGTCATTGTTTTTTACCTTTACCCCTGTTATAATGGGGTTGCCTTTCTTTTTAGTTTGGTGCTGGCTGTTTGTCTTGGTAGGATGCAGCCAGCTTTTTTATTTTGTCTAGGAACTAGAATTTTTCAATTAATCGGTGCCGGCTCCTTATGTCCTCATTGTGTTGAGTGGTTCGGGCGGTTCCGGTTGTTTGTTTCTTTTGTTCCTTTGTTGATATTATAATACCACTAATAATAGTGTATGTCAACACCAAAATTAGTGGTTTTTAAAAATATTTTATATTGCTTTTTGGTGCTAATCCTATTATAATAATGATATAATTATTTGGGAGGTCACAAGATGTTTAAATATAAAATAGATGTTATGAAATCATTATCAGATCGCGGTTTTACATCTTCCAGAATGAGAAAAGAAAAGATTCTGAGCGAGGCAACAATGCAGAATTTAAGAAAAGGCAAAGGAATAACAACAGACACATTAAACACAATATGTATTATATTAAGATGTCAGCCGTCAGATGTTCTGGAGATAGTACCAACAGACGAAGAAAAAATAAAATACTTTTAACACTAAATACAGTGTTAATTATAGCAAAAATAAAGCCCTAGGAAATTAATCCCGGGGCTTTTAAAATGCTTATTTATGGCGGCGTAACGACAATCGAGGGGTTAACAGCCCCACCGCCGAAGCTGTTAAGATATTAATAGCACAGGTTTTTAATTTTTGTCAAGAAAAATATTTTTTATTTTTGGTCTTGACTTTCTGAAAAACTTACAGTAACGTTATTACCAACGATGGTCGCGGGAACTCATGGAGGGGTGGTTATTGTGAAATCGTTTGCACCTGAACAGAATAAAGTAGCAGTTAACAAGCCAGATCAGCCAGGTATTGAAGCTCGGTAAGGTCTGGCTTTTATTATGTTTAAATATATTATATATAATATATCTTTTACCCCTCCATAGATTCTTAAGACTAGAGTTTATTAAAAGATATGCTATACAGTACCGTATAATAATATATAAGATATAAATATAAATAAAGATTATAATATAATACCCCAATTATTATTTATTAATTACTAACAAAATAGATGGTTTTATTTTATGCAAAATTAAATTTGACAAGATATTAAAAACTGTGTTAAGGTATCAGCAACAAAGAAAACAGAATATTTTATTTTAAGTTTTAGAGAATGTACCCGAACACCCGGAAGTTTTCCGGGAATAAGCTTTACCTGGTGACATTCTCTTTTTTATTTGCAAATTAACGTGTTAAAGTGAGGCGATAATATGAAAGATAATACAGTAAATGTACAAGACGTAGATATTTATTTAGATAATATTAATATATATGCTGACGAATATATAAATACTGTATTATGTATATCACCAGATAACGAAAACTATAAGAAAGAGGTATCAGATAGCTTTGTAGATATGATTTTCTATATTGCAGATCATATACAAAAGCCAAGTAATGACAATATAGAGCTATTAGATAAAATGTTTAATACTTATGTGAGATTATGCAGTAAATATCATGTATTACCAACCCTAGAAGTATTTAGCTTTTTAGTTGGTATTAATCGTACAACGTTTACTGACTGGATGAATGGAGTGTATAGGATAAACTCGTCACATGGTGACACGGCTAAAAAATGGTTTGATATTTGCAAAAACTGTGCAATTAATAGACTGCATAACCAAACCGGAACAAATGCGAATTTGATATTTGTTGCAAAAGCCGCCTACGGAATGGCAGAAACTGCACCGGTGCAAGCGGCGCAACAGTACGGACAGCCACAGCAGACAGCCAAGCAGATCGCAGAGAAACACAAAGCGGCCTTACAGCTTCCAGAGATGGAAAAACCGGAGCTATAACAGTAAAAATACTATATGTTGTGATTGCGAAGAAACGGATTCTATATCTAGTAATACGCAATGCGCAAATAGGGTACACCCTAAAAAGACATTTTATAAAACACTGTTTTTTGTGCAATATTACAATAGATTTTGCATAGCATTCCCTTGATCACTGCCGAAGGCTTACGATAAACAGCGACCAGGCAAGGGCAGCGGTTCCCATGGGGCGGCGGGCTGACTTGCCAGCGTCCGTACTGGATGACCGGGAGGGGGTATATATAAAACACCAGTCAGCGGTAGTCACCACCGAAACCGCCCGAAAAAACAAAAAAGCTCTCCTTAACATGGCGGGGATAGTGATTGCAACACGACAAGCATTAAGCCTTAACTGTTTCTCTGTCAATACAAAATAAGGCAATACCAGGAAAGGCAGGTATAAAACATGAATCAAGATATCAAGAACTATGCCAAGGCAAAGGGCGTTCGCTTATGGCAGATCGCAGAGGTGTTACATATCAATGATGGTAATTTCAGCAGAAAGCTCAGAAAAGAATTGTCGGAAACTCAGAAAGAAGAGATCGTTCGGATTATAGATGAACTTTCAGAGAATATGGACAGGGATTAATTAGAGCATAAAAAAGAGAACCATCACGGTTCCCTTTTGAGATCGTCTGTTGTTAGTTTGATTGATATATCTGGTTTTGGTTCAATTATCAGTTGACATTCCAGAAAATCAAGAATCTGAATTAGTTCATCTGCGGATATGCTTCCCCTTGAAAATTTATTTGCAAGCGATTGCGGTAGTATCCCAAGGTGCTGAGCTAATTGAACACTGGTTACTTTTTTCATTTTCATTATTTGCTTTATCTTATCAGAAACCATATAAATACCTCCTATTGACATTATCATACTCAAAAGCATTTCAATAGTCAATGAAAAATACTCATAAATGTGTATAATACACTTGCAAACATAATTCAAAAAGTGTATAATCAACCTATAAACAAATGGGAGTGATTATGTATGAAGATAGGATATGTAAGAGTTTCAACAGCAGATCAGAACGAAGCGAGACAGATTGAAGCAATGAAAGCAGATGGTGTTGAAAAAATTTATATGGATAAAAAATCTGGGAAAGACTTCAATCGTCCAGAGTACCAGAGAATGATTTCAGAACTAACTAAAGACGATATACTGATAATCCATTCAATTGACCGTCTTGGAAGAAACTACAATGAAATTGTTGAACAGTGGAGATGTATCACAAAAGAAATTGGAGCCGATATTATCGTACAGGACATGCCACTTCTTAACACATGCCAGGATAAAGACTTAACAGGAACCTTAATTACAGACATTGTATTGCAGCTTTTTTCATATGTAGCCCAAAGAGAGAGAGAAAACACTCGGCAGCGTCAAAAAGAAGGTATTGAAATAGCAAAAACGCAAGGCAAATATAAAGGCCGCGCCAAAAAAGAGATAGATAAGGAACTTTTTAAAGAAACTAAACGTAGCTGGCAAAGAGGGGAAATAACAAAAGTACAATTTGCCGAGATTATGGGAGTTTCAAGAAGCACGCTATATAAACTTTTAGAGGGGGATAAAGATGATTGATTTTACAAACAAGTGTATTGTTACAGAAAATAACGTTGAATCAGAACAGCTGCTTAAAAAAGCAATAGCTCAAGGGTTCAACTTGCCAAAAGGCCAAAAAGCAATGGAATCGAATAGATATTTTCATTTTATTGGAAGTCCATATAAACATGTTGTGGCTTCTTGCGGAGTAAGTTTGAACGACCCCAACAAGGCGGTTAGATATTCGGAGTTGTTTGGTGATGAGCAAGAAGAGCTAAGAAAAATTGTTGATTCAGCTGCAAGATGGTGCCGGGCATATGGATATGAACATTTGAATGTATATGCAAACGAAGAACTTGAAAGTTATACTGGAAAGGCAATCGCAAAGACAACAGACAATATCATACAGCGTGCTTATGTTGAAATAAAGAAGCCACGTAAACTGACTGTTTCAGAGTTGGAAGAATACTTAGGATATCCAATTGAAATTGTAAGTTGAGGTAAATGCTCATGAAACCAAACCCACAATCCGAATCCATCCGCATCCGATTTTCCGAAAAACAGAAAAAAAGGCTCCTGGAAGAGAAGAACCGGACGGACAGGAGTGTATCAGATATCGTAAGACAGGCAGTTGATGAATATTTTGGGAGGAAAAGACGTGCTTAAATTTTTCTCAAAAAATAAAAAAGGCGTTTCCGAAACAAACCAAGCATATGAAAATGTCGGACAGGAATCCCCGGCAATTCGGAAACTGGTGAAGCAAATTCACGCAAAAGCAATATTAGCTGATGGAAGATTGTATGATACTCAAACCGCCACATATGTTTGTGAATATGGGAATCTTTCTTTGTTTGTTACAAAGAACGGTAGATGGTTTGGCGCAAAATCAAAATCTGAATTAACTGGTTATAGTGTTGATGAAAACGGAGACAGAACCGCCGAGTACAGAGTGATGTATTATGGTCTGGAATGTATTGATAAAATTTTTGTGATGCAACATCTGTGGTATTGCAGCCATAAGCTTTTCAAGAAATATTTCGGGGAGGTGGAAGAAGGATGAGTGTCGTAAAAATCACAAACCCCAACCCCTATGATTGGCGTGGAACAAAATGTTTTATTGATTGGAATAAAGTTCCGAGAGTGAGATCAATAGATTTTCATGTAGCCGTAGATGAAATTCCGGTATTTGAATTTGAAATGGCGGCTGTTCCAGACATTGAAATGGAGTGCCTAGCACAAATTAGTGTCACTTCTCAATCAATTACTGACGCAATTTTGGTTTTAAGGCACGAACTGTTACAACATGGAGAAATTTACAATGGCTTCAAATCAAGCCTAAAATCGGCTTTAGAATCCTATAATTACTGTGGGATGCCGTTTGAGCCAGAAGAAGAGATTGCAGAAAAAATTCTGGACTTTTTAATTGGGGAGGAAAAAGAAAATGAATGCACTTAATGTAATTGGAACAGCTGTAAATCTTGCATTTTTCGTTCTGGTTCTTGCCGGCACTTTGGCTATACTGGACGAAGAAGGAAAGACAAGCGTAATACAGATTTTATTCTGCATTTGTTTAGAAATATGTTTCGCACTGAATATTTTCTTAATTTGCACGAGGTGACAAATGTATTTACCGATTCCAATTGGAATTATCCCGATTGAATTAATCGAAAGGGTTAAATTCATAAACGCACAGCTTCGACTTAATCCATGTAGGTTCGGGAAAGCCTATGAAAGTGATAAGTCGAGGCATCCAGAGTAGCGGAAGTGCTAATTACTTATTATATTAATTACATAAACTTATATATCACGACTTCCCCGGGCTTTAATGGTGCGCCCGGGTGATAATGGGCTATCGCCAAACGGTTAAGGCATAGCACTTTGACTGCTATATTTGCTGGTTCGAATCCAGTTAGCCCAGTTTGCGGTTTTGCTAACGCCGCAAGTTCATTTTATAACACTCTTTTCTGAAATCTAAAAGCGTTTCAGAAAACCTTTGTTGCGGTTGACGGTCAAGAACTGCAACAGTGCCAGAAATAAATCTATGGCGGGCTTATTTCTGGTATCTTAGGAAGCTTAGTTCAGCGGTAAGAGCAACGGCCTCATAAGCCGTAAGTCCTGGGTTCGAATCCCAGAGTTTCCATTTCTTCTAAATGCCATTCATCCGTAATATGGGTGGAAAAAACTTCCAGTTGAGTGTGTGGATTGGGTAAATTTAGGTGCGATACGGCGTAGCCTAAATGGATCTGATTTCCCAGCTGGTATATCTCGGAGTTAAAAATATTAACGCAGCGCACGTTAATAAAAGGAGTTTTCAAGAGATCCTGCCCAAAGACGCATAAAAATATCCAGTGAATCTACAGCACTAAAACTTGTAGATAGTGGAAAGCATAACACGATAAACCTATTGCTAACCCGGAAGAACCGGGTTATTCGGAAAGTGCAAGTAACTGGGAACGGCCTGGTCGTAGACTAGGTCTTAATGGTTCGAATCCATTCTTTCCGATTCCGCATTGGTGGAGGAATAGGTAAACTCTATTGTGGTAGACCAGGTTGAAACCCACAACTTAGATGACCGTTGATGCTAGCAGTCTGATAGGTGCAAATCCTATCCCGGCGGACGGTGCGACGCGACGTTATACGCGCAAAGTTGAAAAGTGGCGGAACTATTGACGGTGATGAACCCGATACAATAGAAAGGCAGACGCAGATGATAGTACATCGTAATGGGTGAGTATGTGTCTTTGGACATGGGATGTACATGGGAGTTCGAATCTTCCCTTTTCAACTTCATCTACTATGAGTATATAGAAAATGTAGCTCAGTTGGAAGAGTGCACAACAAAAGTGAGGTCGGTGGTTCAAGTCCACCCATTTTCTATCTGGCAAATTGCCATTGCCAGAAGTTGCATTTTCCCCCTAAAGTTCCAGTGTTTCTCGTTGGGAGATTTATGCCGTTCAAGTCGGCACACTGGATTTTTTTTAACAAGAGGTGTTTATGGAAGAAAAATGTTGCAAGAATTGTAGAAAACATGATGACTTCACATGTGTTTGTTTTAATGGTGATAGCGAATATTGCGCAGACTTTACTGAACCAGAATGCTGTTGTGAATATTGGGAGGGTGTTGGAAATGAACAAAATATCAGTATTGTACATTGCAGTCAATTATAAAGACGCAGATTATTTTCTAACAGAATTATTCGATAAAATACATAACATAACATCAATAATACAGTTCAATAAGAAAACACTTATTTTAGAAACGGAAACATGCATTGTAGGGACTTTCATTATTAATTCACCTCATAGAACAAAAACACTTCGTAGTGCTGCCAGTTATTTTTTGCAAAGCGACAAACCGTTTGAAATGCGAATAAGTAGAATTGATGAATTGTATAATTCTTTGCACTATGGAGACTTATGGCTTGGAATTAATGCGAAAGAAATTACAAAAGAACAGTTTATTAAAATATTACTGTACGGAGATATAAAATGAAAGTTTTTGGTAAAGAAATCAACGATGAATGTTCTAAATGCGGAAACATCCTCGAATGTGAGTTGTTCAGTCAGGGACATGGAATAAAACAGGAACGTGAAAACATAGCTAAAATGATTGCCTGTCAGATGAAGCACAGGGAGAGGAGGGAATTTGAATGCTAAATTTACTTGATAAACGCAATTGCCCTGTTTGCGGTGGAATATTGAAATGTGAAAATGCCGATTTCACAAACCATTTTATAGAAAAAGGACTCTTTTTAAATGTGACATGGCAATGCACCAATTGCGGCGCTGAATATACTGCAAAACTTGAATTAACCCCAAACGGATATGAGTTGCAAGACCGTGAAGCACATATTGATGTAGAGGATAATTTTTCAGCTGAAAAATTTATGCTTGGAAGAGACAATTTTCGAAGACAGAGGTGGTAAATATGAAATTTGAGGATATGGCAAACTGGACAGAAGAACAGTTGAAAAATGAAGTTGTTCGTTTGGCTGATGAATGTGAGAAAAAACAGCATATAATCCTGGACTATAAAGCTTTATCGGAGACACTTAACCAAAAGCTTCTTGAAAATGATAACTGGAAGATTCCGATTGATGGAATTGAAAATGTAGATACTGGTCATCCATCTATAGAATGGTATGAACAACGCCACCAGGATGACTGTATTAGAATCAACGAGTTAACTGTTACTGTTGACACATTGGTTGACCGATACGCTAATTTAAGGAAAAACAAAGGAATGTGCTGATATGGGCGAAAAGGAGTAAGAAAGAATAAATGAGTATTAAGTCAGCATTAGAATCCGAAGGAATAGATTTTTCTGAATACATGAACCCACCCGAACCGTGGAATGGACAGGCATTATTGAGGAATATCAATGGAGTGAAATACGCCTGTTGCCCTTTTTGCCAAAAGAAAGCACTTCTGATTAGCCCAAACACGAAGATTCAGCACTTGAAGTTGAAATGCAAGGGTAGTAATTGCAAGAAAGAATTTGAGGTGAATGTATGAATAAAATCAGAAAGATATGTCGAATAATCACTAATTTTATTATATTCAAGTGGGTAGCAGATTATTTAATAGCTACAATACAAATGATGATTGAAAATAATTTGGGACTTTCAGCAATACCATTATTAACAATGGCAGTATTCGCAGAGTGGAAAGTAATTGAAAATGTTTTCGCAGAAGTAAGAAGATGATTTTTAAATAATAGTATCAGAAAATAAATTGTGAGGATATGTATGACAAAACAAGAAGCCGTAGTAATTGAAACCTATACAGGAATTTGTATGCTTATAGGGGATGACCGAAAACTTGCATACGAATACGCAGAAAAACTTTTAGGTCATCCGATATATACACATGAATTTCCAAAATATGCTGACAAGCTGAAAGAACTTAGTAAGCCAGATTTTATTGAAATTTGCAGAAAGTTAGGTGATTAAATGAATCCAGTATTTATATTTCTAGTGGTATGCGGAGCGGCAGTAGTATGGTTCCTGCTTTACAAATTATTTCAGCCACTAGGTAAATTATTGAACCACATTGGCAGAAATGCTATTGATGAGTTAAATAAAGACGAAAGTCAAAAAGAGGAGGATAATAAATGAAAAAAGGACTTTTAGGTGGAATTGGATTAGCTGTTGTAATCATTGCAGGACTTATATGTGTTGCAAAGTGCAGTGTGAGAGTTCCGGCTGGTTACATTGCGGTAGAGTACAAAATGAACGGAGGAATCTCTAAGAATGTACTTACACAGGGATGGCATTTGATTTCACCTACAGTAAAAACTTCACTGTATTCCGTTGGAATCGAGCAGTCTTATCTTACATCTGAGGATAAGGGCGATTCTCCAAAAGATGAAAGCTTTAAGACACCAACAGCAGATGGTAAATCGCTTCAAGTTGACCTTGAATTTTCTTATAAATTCGATCAGAGCAGAGTAACTGATGTATTTACTCAGTTCAAAGGTCAATCCGGGGAATCTGTGAAAAATACTTTTATTAAGCCTAAGATGAAAGCATGGACGCAGGAAGTAACTGCGAAGTATCCAGTAACAGATGTTTTCGGTGATAAACGCCAGGAACTGAATGAAGCACTTGACGAATATCTTAAGCAGAAATTTGAGCCATATGGAATCATTATTGATACAGTAAACTTTACTTCCATTTCCACTGATGATGAAACACAGGCTGCAATTCAGAAGAAAGTGAACGCTCAACAGGAGCTTGAACTTGCTAACATTGAAGCTAAAACAGCGAAAGTACAAGCCGATAAAGATAAAGAAGTTGCACTGATTGCAGCTGAACAGGAAAAAGAAAAAGCATCTATCCAGGCAGAACAAGCTAAAATTGATGCAGAAGGAAAAGCAGAAGCAATTAAGATTAAAGCAGAAGCCGAAGCAGAAGCAAATAGAAAAATTGCAGAATCTCTTACTCCCGAACTGATTGAAAAACAGAAAATTGATAAATGGAATGGTGAAGTACCAAAAATTCAAGGAAGTAACACTTCTACTATCGTAGATACAAGAGATATGACAGCTGATGAGAATGCTGAATAATAAGTAAAACAGTCAAGAGAGCCACACGAGAGCCAGACTAAATCCTAAAAAGAAAGGAGGTCTGGCTCTATTTTTATGGGAAAAATTACAGAAGGCTCGCTTGAATGGTATCGGGCAGTGCTGAATCAGATTATCAGTAGTGATATGACAATCTATCAGAACCAAAAAGATTGCCTTGATTTGCTCTTAAATATGAATATTGACCTTCCTTTCGACAAGAACCAAGAAGCACGGAAAATGGCTATGAAAGTAAGTCAATACTCACATAACATAGCAGAGAAGTGTGCTGCATTAACTGGTAGTGGTGACTTTGACGATATCTACTGGCAGTATTTGTTACTGGAAGCGCAGAATTATCAAGTAGACAGTGGATTGTTATATCTTGAAAAAAATCGTATTCCAAAAGAGCGTTTTTACGAACCAAGAAGAAATGTATTTATGCAGCATAATATTATAGGTTCACTTCAAGACTTGATGGATGACAAACTGGATATATTTGCATTGAGCGTACCGCCAGGTTGCGGAAAATCTACGCTAGAAGATTTCTTTCTTTCCCTGGTCGGTGGATGGTTCCCAAACGATTTTAACCTGTCATCCGCACACAGTAGTATTTTGACACGTTCCCTTTATGATGGTGTTCTGGAAATTATTAATGATCCAGTAGAATATACGTGGAGTGAGATATTTCCAAACATTGATTTAAGTAAAAAGACAAGTAATGCAAAAGAAACAACTGTAAATCTTGAAAGAAATGGTCGTTTCAAAACATGGACATTTAGATCAATTGATGGTTCTTTGACTGGTGCTACACGTTGTAACAGATTTCTTACAGCGGATGACCTTGTGTCTGGTATCGAAGAAGCATTGAATAAGAGCCGACTTGATACATTATGGACGAAAGTAGTAAATGATCTTCGCTCACGTAGACTTGAGGGATGCAAGGAATTTTACATTGCCACCAGATGGTCTGTGCATGATCCTATTGGAAAACTTCAACAATTGTATGCCGGGAACCCAAGAGCAAGATTTATTGCAATACCGGCATTAACAGATGATGGAAAAAGCAATTTCTTATTCACTGTGAATGGATTTTCAGAAAAGTATTTCAATGACGCAAAAGAATCAATGGACGAGATTTCTTTTAACTGTCTGTATCAACAGAAACCAGTAGAACGTGAGGGATTACTTTTACCACCAGATAAGCTGAAAAGATTTTTCTTTGACAGAGAAGATGTTCCAGATGGCTGTACAGATGAATATGTGATTATGCCAAAAAGAGAGCCGGATGCTATTTGGTCTGTGTGTGATACAAAGGATAAAGGAACTGATTTTGAGTCTCTCCCAATTGCATACCAGTATGGAGATAAATATTTTATCCCAGATGTAGTGTTTGACGATAACACAGACTACGATATCTTGGATAAGAAAACAGCGGATATTTTGATTAGGCACAATCCGCATATGTCGCGTTTTGAATCAAATAATGTTGGAAGCCGTGTAGCACATAATGTTCAAAAAATTATTGACGGTAAATGCCGTACAAAAATTGAAACAAAAGTTACGACAACTAACAAAGAAACGAAAATTCTTGTCAATTCCAACTTTATAGCAAATCATTTTTATTTTTTGCACCAAAGTCAGTATAAACCAAAATCAGATTATGGCTTATTCATGGCAAATGTAACCACTTATACTACCAGAGCGAAGGTACTCCATGATGACGGAATAGATTCTTTAGCAATGCTATCTGATTATGTTCAGAATCCATTAGGAGGAACCGCAACAGCAACACAGAATCCACTTTGGGGAAGGAGATAGAGTATGATGACTACAGCTCAATATTTACGACAAATTGAAAATTATGATAACAGAATCAAAAATAAGCTTATTGAAGAAGAACAGCTCAGTTCTCTTTCCACAAGTGTATCTGCAATCCCTGTTGGAGAAAAGGTGCAAACTTCTGTAAAACGTGATCCGATGGGAGATATGGTTGCAAAGATATTTGATCTGCGAGAAGAGATTTCAAAAATGATATCCGAATTTTTGCAAAAAAGGCAAGAAATAGTCCGAACTATAGAACAGGTTGAAGACCCATTACTGTATGACATATTATTTAAGCACTATGTTGAGTACAAATCTTTGGTTCGCATTGCAGATGAGATGGGTTATTCAGAGATTCACATTAAAAAAAAGCATTTAAAAGCCATAGCAGAAATAAAAAAGATAAAAGGTTTTGAAAGATGATACCGAAGTATACTGAAAGATACTTTTAATATGTGTAGAATATAAAGTAGAGCATTGGATTAAAACATCCAGTGCTTTTTATTTTGTAGAAAGGATGGTTCGGCTTTGAGAAATACAATGAATTTTGTAGATTTATGCCGAGGTGAGTTCGGGCGAAAAGTAGCCTACACAGGTGTTGACCGAATCACTCCACAAAATGTAGTAAAAGTAGTATCAGATACAATTGGCATACATAATAGAAACCGAACATTGATTGATTACTTGTATCGGTACATGAAAGGCGATCAGCCAATATTGTACCGAAATAAAATAGTCCGTCCAGAAGTTAATAACAGAGTGGTAGAAAATCACGCATTTGAAACTGTAAAATTTAAAGCTGGGCAGATTTGCGGGGAACCAATCCAATATGTATGCAAAAAGAAAAATGCAGACAAAAAAATAAATGAGCAAGTTGACCTTCTGAATGATTATCTGGATGAAGCCAATGCAGATGCAAGAAACATTCAAAGGGCAATATACCAGAGCGCAACAGGAACTTCCTATAAGGCTATTCTGAAAGAAGAGGACTGGACAAAAAACGGAGATTTACCACCGTTTAGAATCTTCATTCCATATCCAGGTGATTGTTACATTGTATACTCACAGAGAAATGGGAAACCAATGCTTTCCGTGCAGATTTTAAAAGATGAAGATGAACAGCAATATTATTTGTGTTATTCAAAGAACCAGTTTTTTGAAATCAAGAATGGAAAAGTAACTAACTACGGCATCAATGGTTTTGGTGGTATTCCAATTGTTGAATGCCCGAATAATCATGACAGGCTTTCAGATGTTGAAATTGCAATCACATTATTTGATGCAATTAACAAATACCAGTCTGACAGATTAAATGGCGTGGAACAGTTTGTGCAATCCTTTATGAAGTTTAAAAACTGCGAGGTAGACAAAAACGAGTTTTTGGAAATGGTAAAACTTGGTGCTATCTCTGTTAAAGATACCGGAAATGGCTGTCAGTCGGATGTTGAACTGATGACAGCTGAACTGAATCAATCAGAGAGCCAGGTTGCAAAGGATGATATCTACAATAATATGCTGATTGTGGAAGCAATGCCAAACCGCCAAAGCAATAGCGGAGGAGATACAGGAAATGCCGTATACCTTCGCAATGGATGGGATTTTGCAGAGAGAGATGCAAAATTGGTAGAAGCATTCACCAAGGAAGCTGAAAAGGAATCTGCCAGAATTATTCTGAATATTATCCGCGGAACATCAAAAGATGTTAATATCTCAACGCGAGATTTTGATGTAAAGATAACCAGAAACCCAACAGACAATATGCTTGTAAAAGCACAAGCGCTTGATTATCTGTTCAAAAATAAAATTCATCCGCTTATTGCATTGATTACTTGTGGGCTTTTCAGTGATCCGCAGAAAGTCTACGAAATGAGTTTACCGTATCTGGGAACTATTTACCCGGAACTGGCAGACCCGGAAGCGGAAATGCAGAAAGCACAGCAATTACTTGACGGAAAGTTTCAAAATCCGTCCAAAACAGAACCAATGGCAAATTCTCCATCTAACGAAGAATGAACCAAATTTCGATTATTTAAGGAGTTTTAGAGAAATCTAAGGCTTCTTTTTTAATACCCAAAATCAAATAAATTGCAACAGCCCGTGAGCGTAAATCGGGTACAGACCATGTGCGGAGCGAACCGTGTTGAAAAAGCGTATTGGACTGGAAGAAAGGAGATTTCAATGACAAGAGAACAGGCAAAACAGGCACTTATCGGTATGGGAGTTGCAGAACCTTCCGAGGAACAGGTTTCTAAGCTTCTTGATTCTATTTCTGCTGAAACTAAGAAAGAGAAAGACAAAAATGTTTCTCTGAAGGAAAAAGCTGAAAAAGCAGATTCCCTGGAAAAAGAGTTGGAAGAGTTGAAAAAGCAGAACATGACCGAAGCAGAACGGCTAGAAGCTGAACGCAAGAAAGAAAAGGAAGCAGTGGATAAGGAGTTAGCTGATTTGAAAGCTGCGCTTGCAGAATCCAACAAAAAAGCCCTTACCAGTGAAATTACTTCTATGTTCGCAAATGCAGGACTTTCAACCGAAACATACGCGAGTGCTATTAAAGCATACGCATCTGCACCGTATGAGAAACCAGAAGATGCAATGAAAGAAGTCGAAACTTTTGTTAAGGGAGTTTCCGAAGCAAATAAAACAGCACTTGATACCGCAAAAGCAGCTTGGGAGAAGGAAGCATTGGAAAACACTCCGAATCCGGGTGGTGGTAGCGGTGGGAAAGCTACAGTAAAAAGTGATGCTGCTGAATTTGCAAAAGCTTACTCAGCAAAAAAGAACCAGGAAACTAAATCAGTGGACGGTAACGCCCCTGTAAATATTTAAGTAAAGGAGATATAAATAATGGCTTTTATGAAAACAGAGCAGTATGAGTCCACTCCAAATATTCTTGAATCCGAGGTCGGACTTGTACTCAAAACCTACACAGCAGATCAGACAAATGCTGAAACAGTTGGAACTAAGAAAATTATCAAAGCAGGTTCCGTATATCCAACAAATGCGACAGGCGCAATCGGCATTGTATTTGAAGATGTTGATATGACAGATGATACCAAGAGACCAATTTCCGTGATTGTCGCAGGCCGTGTTCTTGAAAAGAGACTTCCAGTAACAGTTGACACTACTGCAAAAACAGAGCTTGAAAAAGCCGGAATCGTTTTTGTAGTCACAGAAGACCCAGTATTTTAAGGAGGTATGACAAATGCCATTTAATATTTTGGAATCAATTACCCAAGAAGAAAGACTTAACTTTTCTCAGAATTTCAGCGTTAAAAGACCAGGTATTCTTGACACCATTTTCCCAGATACAAAAACCCAGTATCTGAAAGCAGAGTATTACAGACTTATGGCTGGACAGAATCTACCGGAAGTTGCATTTGTCCACGCTCTTGATAGCGAAGCAGAAATCGGAACAAGACCTGGATTTGAAAAAGTCCTGACTGAAAAACTCTTCATTAAGAGAAAAATCAATCAGTCTGAAAACTTACGGCAGGCAATTGAAAACGGTGTGCCGGATAATGAAGCACTGAAAAACTTTGTATTTGATGATGCAGCCAGACTGTTCGAGAGCGTTGTTACAAGAGCAAATGTTATGAAAGGACAGTTCCTTTCCACTGGAGCTGTAACAATCAAAGAGAACCATGTTGACATGGGAATTGACTATGGCGTTCCAGCAAGTGCAAAAGTAACGCTTACTGATTGGTCTAAGCCAGATGCAGATATCATGGGCGATATCCAGAAAATGGTAGCTGTAGCAGAAGGCAATGGCTATGTAGTAAACAAAGCTGTTACTTCTCTTAAAATGATTAACTACATGCGGAACAACACTGCAATGCAGACAGCTGTTCTGGGTGCTGCAAATAAAAGGCTTCTCACAAAGCAGGAGCTTGCCAATCTGCTTATGCAGGAATATGGAATCACAATTGATCGTTGTGATGAGAACTTTAATTTCAGAAAAGCAGATGGAACCCTGAAAACAGCCAGATACCTCAAAGAGGATGTATTTACTCTGTATGAAGCAGATGCTAACGGTTCTTTCGGTGTTGGCCTCTGGGGTGTGACACCTGAGGAACTTGAATACAGACAGTTCATTCAGGAAGAGAACCGTTCTTTCGTAACCCTTTCCATGTGGGCTACACCAGACCCAGTTGCAGTATGGACAAAAGCATCCGGTATGTTCGTTCCGGTCGCACCGAAAGCCAACGGCGGTATCGTAATCGGTACCAAAGCGGGGGAATAACCGGGCATAGTCTCGATGAAAACAGCCAGTCACCATCTGTAGCAAGTGTGAATGATACATCAACACACAAGTATACAGAAAGCGAGTTGTCTAATATGACTGTATCTCAGTTAAGACAACTTGCAAGTGACAACGGCTATGCCCTGACAGCAACGAATAAGGCTGGAATAATATCAGAGATTTTATCTCAGCAAGGATAGGTGACTTAAATGGACGAACGGCTTATAGAGGATTTGACAAATTATCTTGAAGATGATACAGAAACTGCGAGGATGATTCCTCTTTCAGTAAAGAGGGCTATTCGTTCATTTAAGAAGAAAAGGAATTATCCTTCATCTTACAGTGATGAGAAAATAAATTCCGATATGGAAAAATGTTATGATTGCATATTTGATTTGGCTCTTTTCTTTCTAGTAAAGCAGGGAGCTGAATTCCAAGGATCACATTCCGAATCTTCTGTAAACAGAAATTGGACTTCCGAAACTGAAATTTATGTAAATCATGGAGTTTTTCCATTTATCGGATTCTAAGATGGTGTGTGCGTGATACGTCAATCCTCCCACGTATCGCAGGGGTGCTTCAAATTAGGTGGGTAGAAGCAATATCTTAAAAATGGGAGTGATGGAAAGGAATAGCGATGGGATGTGAACACGAGTGCGTCAACGAACACCGCTTAAAAGAATTGGAAAGTGCCGTCCATGAGATGAAAGAAAAGCATTCCAAAAGGGATGGAGTTTTTTTTGAACGTATCAATGCGCTGGAACAGAAAATTGCTTTATACAACAATGACCTGGGACACATTAAGGATACAGTTGACGAAATGAACGACAATTTAAAATCACTCATGGAAAAGCCAGGAAAGTTACAGGACAAAATAATTGCTTATGTCATAACTGGCATAATTGGTATTGTTTTAGGCTTTGCCCTAAAAGGCATTTTCCCGGTGTAAATATTGATTCCACTAACAGGGAGGACAGTGGAATGGATGATTATAAAGACTTTTCAGAAGATGAAAGAATCTTCTATTTGCGTGAAGCTGGATTTGATTCCAGAGAAAAGGAGTTATTCCGATTGCGTGTTTATGAAGAAAAAACGCTTGCAGAAGCTTCAGAAATCATGGGGTACAGCACAAGAACCGTAGACCGCATAAACAGAAAATTAAAGAAGAAAATTATGAAAGTTGCCCCGATGTATTGTCGGGGCTTTTCTTTGTATTAATAGAAAATGGCGTATTTATGGCGTTATCATGGCGTGTTAATCAACCTCTTATTATTGTAAAATATAGTTATAAAAACAAGGGAGGTTTGAGATATGCAGTATGGTAATCCGTATTTTGCACAACCATTTCAACAAATACAACCGTATCAAGATAGATTAGCGCAATTACAGAATAGTTATCAACAGGCAATGCCATACGGACAGGCACAAATTCAACAACCAATGCCACAAGTACCACAAATTCCCATGTTACAAGGGCAGATGGTCGATGGCATTGATACTGTAAAGGCAAAAGATGTAGATATGTCTGGAAGCCCTGTTTATTATCCAAAAACTGACGGTACAGAAATATATAGAAAACAATTACAGGCAGATGGAAGAAGTAGAATTTTTGTTTATCGACTTATAAATCCGGAAGAACAACAGCAACCAAAGGTAGAAGAAAAACCGATTGACATAGAAGCTATGTTTAATCAACTTCGGAACGATGTTTGTTCTGAGATTTCCGAAATAAAGAGTATGTTCCCGACACAAATGTCGGTAACACCGGACCCCAAGCAGAATGGAGGTAAACAGAGATGAATTTTAGTCCAAACGCCATGATGAAAAAGCAATTTGAGAAAATGATTACTCAGAGGTTCGGAAGTGTTGATAACATGATGAACGATATGAGTAAATTTGCAGG